CATCCGCTGTTCTTACGTCGCGCCACAAAACGGCGCCCTACTCCCTCATCCCACACCTGCAACCCCTCGATATCATTAGCGCACCAACTACTCATAACCATTGATGAATAGTTACCATATGTCACGCATGTCATAGTGCCACACCCACCTGAGTGCGTGCTGCTACTCACCCCTGTGTGTGGTGTGTGAGTGCTGTGCTGTACTGCGTGCGTGTGCATGGTGGCGTGCCTAGAAGCGCTCCCCTAGGGGGTGGCTCCATGGTGCGCCTAGCCACCTGTACTCCAGGGGTGAGCCTATAGAGCGTGCGTGGTCGATGCCCTTGGCCATGCCGGTGCTGATACCTCGGTCGCAGTACACCACGGTGGCATCTGCACACGAGCGCCACGAGAAGCCAGCCAGGATGCCGCGTGCGCGCTGATCCTCGTCCTGGTCGTCGAGTACCCCGGGCTGCGTGTAGAGGGCATGGGAGGCGAAGGGAGCCTCGTTCCTCCGCAGGCAGTCCGCCATGGCTGCGCGGCAGTAGGCGAGGTTCCTCTCCACGTCACCAGCGAATGGCGACTCGACGATCACGAGCCGGGTGATGCCTGGCCGGATCACGGAGAGCGTGCTCGCCACGGATGGAGTCGCATCCTTCGGGATACGATCGGTCGGCGGATCGAGGTCGTCGGGGTCTCGCATTGACCCCACGGTAGCATGCGGGGTTGACGGGCTAGCACGCGATGCGCCGGCTCGGTCAGCGAGTGGCGAGTCGTCGGATCAGCTCGGCTTCGTGAGCGATGGACGTCTGCAGGTACGCGGCGATCGTGGTGTCACGGACAGCCTCCGGCAAGCTGGACGCGTGGTGGGTAGCGCGATCTAGCATCCCTATCAGTCGATCGGCGATTCCGATCGGCTCGTCGCGGCGCGCGGCGCGCTCGACCTCAAGCCTAGACGAGAGCCTCATAGCGGCCACGCCTTGATCTCCGCGCCCTCTGGGATGCGATGCTTCCCGCGCGCGCCTCGTTCCAGATATGAACCGGGGTCGCGCTTCACTTGTCCTCCCCGTGCTCGTAGATGATCCGCGCGAGATAGCCGGCGCGCTCGCCGGTCTGCTCGGGTGTCATGTCGATGCCGTACCAGCCATGCGCTTCTGCGTTGTCGAAGTCGAAGCCGAAGCCGAATTCATTGAGCACGTCGCTGCGTCTGCCGAAGCGGACGTTCGTGGCCAACTCCGCCGCTCTCAACTCCACGAGCGACCCCGAAGAGTCGACTGCGGGGCCGAGGGGCGTCGTCTCGCGGCACTGCTCACACCTGTCGTGCCACACATACGGCGTAATTGAGGTCACCACCATGGCGCGTTGGTTGAGCGGATGCTTGCAGCGCTTCACGGCTTCACCTCCCTTCCCGGTGCCACGCACCGCAGGAGCACGGTCCGCTCCACATGTCGCACGGCTCGGCTTTCCCGTTGTAGCGAGGCGGTTCGTTGGCTGGCCATCGCGCGAAGCCGATTACCGTCGCCGGCTCCATCTTCGTCTCGCCGCTCTCGTCGGTCGTGACGCGCGCGACGACCATCGAGGCGATCAGCGCGTGGACGTTCGTGGGCGGTTGGCGAGAGGCGAGCCAGGCGACGTAGTTGTCGGTGGCCACACCGAGCGCCTTCTCGTGGTCATCGCGGTACCGGTCTGTCGCGGGTTCGCGTTCGCTTCGCCAGAGCACAGCCGCCTCAATCACCGGCGCCTGTGCCGCGAGCTGCTCACGGGCCTCGGCGAGGTCTTTCTGGGCAAGGTCCAGCTCTCCAAGTGCGATACGAATCTTCTCGTTCGCCTCGGCGAGTTTGGCGCGGGCAGAGGAGCGCCACCTTTCGTTCTCCGCGCTGAGGGCGTTGGCTTCGCGGGCCTGGGCGACGAGAACGTCAACGCGTCGATGTGTCGGGTGGTCTCGTCGATCGATCTCGTTGTGTAGGCGCGCCGCGTGGTCGTCGATCTCCTCGTCGGTCAGCATGACGGCACCTCCGGTCGATACGCAGCAGCAAGGTGGAACGCCATCCACGCGCCGAACGCTTGCATCGAACCGACGAGGCGCGGGCGAGACGGCCCCATGCCGAATCGCGAGCCCTCGGGGAAGTAGTACAGCGCGTCGTGACCGGCTATATTGTCGATGACGATGTCGATGCGTCCGAGGTCGCCGAAGCTATCGAACCTCACGGCTTCACCTTCCTTCGGGGATTGGATCAGCACGACGGCACCTCGATCCCGCGCAGCTTCGCGGTCTCCTGCGTTCGCCTGATCATCGCGTCGCACCACGACCGCATATCGCGAGCGAAGAATGCGCCGAACGCGCCGCGCATATCGGTTCGATCGCGGTGATGCTTCGAGCACAACGGGATGCATGTGCTGTCTGGCGCCTTCTGACCGACGCCACGCGAGCCCGCGTGATCGGCCTCTACTGGACCGTCGCACACGCCTGCCGACGCTACGCCCGCCAGCACGCAAGGCAGCGTCTTGACCCACCGCATGTACTCGGTGCCTCGCTTGCGTCGCGAGTACTTCGTTGAGCGAGTGAGCCGACGCATCGACTTCGAGCGCTTGGGCGGCGAGCGCTTCACGACAGCGCCTCGACCGCATCGGCGTACGCGAGCGCGAGAACGCGCAGCTCCGCTTCTTCCTTCGCGGTGTCATCGCCGGCCTCCGCGCCCACGACCGCGTATGCTTGCACGATCAGCGCATCGCTGGCGGCGTGGAGCTTCTCGACCAGCGCGCGCGTGTTTCGCTTTGGCGCTCGCTCGCCGTTCTTCGTCTTGGACATCTCGATCTCTCCTTGGCGCTCGCATGCGCCGGGTTCATCACTTCAGTCTGTTGAGGTAGTACGTCTCGCCGTATCCCGGGCGCAGCTTGATCAGTCGATCGCCCGCGTCGATCATCACCTCGAGCGTCGTGAAGCGCTCGTCGCATTGCTCGCACCGATGCCGTCGCTTCTTCGCGAGTCCACCCTGGGAGCGACGCGTCTCGTACACCCTCGACTTCTCGCTACCGCACGCCGGGCACTTCATTCGGTCGACTTCCCCCGACCGAACCAGATCGCGATCCAGCACTCCATACAGAGGCCGTCGGTGTGAGCGCCAGCTGGTCGACCTCCGCACGAGCAACGGAGCTTGGTGATGCTGGAGGATGTGCGGGTCGTCTCGCGTTGCATGTGGCCATCGTATCCCCCGCGAGCTTTTTCTAGGCAAGCGGATCCAGCGGAGCGCTCGCATGGCGCACGAGCCACCCGTGCCAGTCGATGCCCGATCGCTCGTACGGAGGTGACCGCCCAAGCTCGGCGCAGTCCACGACGGGGATGTGTCGATTTCTCGCATGCTCGACGTCGCCACGCATGTGCCCGCGTAGCCCGCGCTCCACGGTATGCCCGCACGCGATCACGAAGTCGCAGCGCCGTAGGATCGCCTGCTGATCCATGAGCGCTCGCTTTTTCCACGCTTCCTCGTCGATCGCGATCAGGTAGCCGAGCCACGGCGCATCGATCGCCCAGGGTGTGACCTCGACGAGGAACCTGAACCAGTCGACCGCGTTCGAGATGTTGTCCTGTCGACGAATCATCTCGCCGATGTCGTCTTTCGGGCCGAGGGGGTGCGTGAGGTAGCCGATCAACTTCGGCCGCTCGCGTGGTACGCGGGCGATCGGCGACTCGGGCCATTGCGGGAGCGGCGGTACATCCTTCGTCACCGTGAGAGAATATCTCACGCGCGGGATCGTCCCAACGTGCGTCAACGCTCGTCACGGTTCCATCCTCCTGGCTGACAGCCGACTGTGCGGTAGTTGACGACGATCGGCTCGGTGCCGCCCGTGCACGTCACGAAGCCGGGGTATTCGAGGTCGTCGAGCACGTGCACGAACGGCCGCTGATCCTCATCGTTCGCCGGCGAGCGCCGACACGTGTACCGGCCGTCTGGCCGCACGCCCTCGAGATAGAAGCCGGCGAGGCACATGTGATTCGACGGAGCGACAACGTGCACGATTGCCGCGCACAGCACACCGATCGCGATCCCGATGACCAGCTCTACGGGCTCGATCACTTCTTTGCTCCTACGCACTGAGGACACGTACACCTCCGATGCTTGTAGTCGACGGCAGGGAGTGGGTACTCGAAGCGATCACCGCCGACGCGTTGACACTCGCCGTGGTGACCGAACCAGAGCACGCACCATGGATCGCGGGCGCACATCACTGGATCGTCCCGGTCTCGTTCGTCACGCTCTGCATGCACGAGATCAGCGCCTGGACGATGGACAGCCGATCGAACTCGAATTGACTCGCCGTCGCGACGAGGGAGACCATCAGCGCTTGGACCGCATGCCCTGGGCAGAGCGGCGACCGGAGCGCCGTCCGAATGATCTCCTGGATCAGCGCGGCCATCGCCTCCTGGATCTCGTCGTCGGTCGACGGGCACGGCTTCACGTCCGTGTGCTGGCAGAGCGCGCGTTCGCTTTCGTTTTTGTTGTCGTCGGTCATATGGGTCTCGTTACCGCTCCGCCGATCGTCAGCGACTCGCCGTAGCGCGCGAACTTCGAGATCTGCTCGCGCGCCTGCGATGCTGACTTTCTCGTCGGTAGCAGCGTGATGTAATTCCCGTGCATCGGCTGATTCGATCGCACCGGTGGCGAGCCTCCGTTGCGGACCATGAAACACATCCGCTCGCGCGGGAACAGGTTGAAGAGTTGAAGCGGGTGGTGCGCCGCGCCTTGTAGATCTGACAGCTGGTTCAAGTTGAAGCCGACCCACACGGCAGTTTCGATCTGGCCGCCCATCCACCCGGAGATCAGTTTGTCCCATGAGCGCCGACAGTTTCCCGAGCGAGCAACGCCGGGGTGATTGACGAACATGCGGCCGTACCACGGCTGATCGAATCCGTTGTCGCGCTCGTCGTAGAACCGCGTCGCCTTCACGAGGTACGTGTTCCAGTAGCTCGACGAGAACGGATCGAGATCGATCGCTCCGATCAGATCACGACCCATCTCGACGTACTCTGGAGGCGTCCCGTGCTCGCACGTCTCGGAGCTGACCAGCGTCCCCCTCATCTGGGCTTGATCACCGTCTCGACGTCTGGCGCCCTCGCGACGCGCAGGACTTCGATCATCTGCTCGCGCGACACGCCGCACTGATCGGCTAGCCAGATCGCGCCGACGAGGAACATACGGATCTGGTTCACCGGATCGAATCCAGCGTCGAAGCACTCCTGTGTGAACTTCGCGATCGCGAACGACTGCGCGCGCTCGTCGTCGCTTGTGGCCTTGCGCTTCTCGTCGTCGCCGATGATCGACGATGCCTGCTTGTCGACGAGCATGCGGCGGATGTAGTCGTACGTCACGCCGCCTTCCTCTCCTCGATGCGCGCCGCGATCGTTGCGTGTACCAGATCGCATGCCGCACGCTCTGCCGCGCGCTTACGGTTCGCGTGTGTGCGCCACCGATTCTTGTAACCGAACGAGCGGAGCGCGACGTCGACTGGCATCGCGAGCTGATACTGGAAGGTGTGCTGGAAGGCGTGAACCTCGCCCTTGAGCGAGTTCGCATTCGGACGTCGCTCGCGCGTAACGATGCCGGCCTTGACGAGACGGCTGAGGGCGCTGGTCGCCGCTGCACGCTCCGCACACTCGGCGTCGGGAAACCCCGCGGCCATCAGGATCTCTGATCCCTCGGGCCAATCACCTTCGAAGTGCGAAAGCGCGAGAACGATCCGGTACGCCGGACGACCACGATGCTCGATCTCTGCGAGCTTGCGATCGGTCGCCGATGACTTCGTTCGCCCCATGGCTACCTCTTTTTCGTCGGCTTCGCGGCCGGCTTCTTCGCGTCGTTCTTCGCCTTCGAGCGCTCGCGCTTCTTCGCGCCGTTCGACTTCTCGGCCGCGATCTCCTTCTCGCGCTGGGCGATGTCGCGATCGCGCTGTACGTGACCCGCCGGTGGCTGATACGACGTGTCGCCCTCGCGCTCGCGCACCATGCGATCGAGGCGCTCATCCTCGGTCTCGATGATGGCCGGCTCGTACTCGTAGACGGGGTCCGCGCCTTCGACAGGCGCCGACGGTTGATCGTCCTCGAACTTCACCTCTCCGTCTTTCGCTTCCGCGGCACAGCCAGCGTGCCAATGCGACCCGTCGTGCGCGACGATCGAGTTGTCGGGATCGTTGTCGTCGGCGACGTCGAGATCGATCACGTCGCCGCATCCTGGACAGAACACGGCCTCCGCGTCTGCTCCCTGGGCACCGACGGACACGGTGTCGCCGGAGCTGGACGTAACGTCGGTCTGTTCGTTCTCGTTCTTGATCGACTTGGAGCCCGTACCGATGTCATCGCTCGATCCAGCGTCGAAGTCCTCCGGGATCTCCGGCACGCCGGTCCCTGGTAGCGACGTCTGGAGATCGCGAAGCTCGGCCGGTCGCGAGTCGACGACCTCTTTCGTGTCGAGGCGCACGACCTCGATCGTTCCGCTATGGAAGCGCTCGCGGCACTGCACCGGGCGCAGCTCCTGGCCCTTGCTGCGCGCGTCGGCGATCCGCTTGATCTGCAGATCGACGGCCTTGATCTTCGTCGCGAACTCGCTGTTTAGCTGCTTGCGTTTCTCGACGAGAAACTCCTTCTCGCGGACCTTGTCGGCGAGGATCTTGCCCTGCATCTGCAACTCGATGTCGGTCAGCGCGACCGGTAGCTCTCGCTGGAATTCCTTCCCGTACTCCTCGTTCGGTGCGTTCACGGTCTCGTCCCTTTCTTGGCAAGGCGCTCGCGAGTGCGAGCGCGTCTAGATGCTGCGCTTTCGGCGCTTCGTGGATCGCGCGGGTGCGCTTGCGCTGCGGGGTCGACCTCTGTCACCGAGACCGGCGAAAGAGCGGGCGAGCCCACACGATCCACGGAACGTCGACACGTGCAGGCCGACGAGAAACACGAGCCGTTGCAGCCCGTGTCGCTCTCGCCGTTGTACTTCGGTAGCAGGTCACGACGCGCGCGCGACACGTCGCCGATCTGAAGCTTGCGCGGCTCGACTTGCACGGCGTGCACGAACTCCACAACCGGGCCAACGACGACAGGGATCGAGAACTCGATCGACTCAGCAGTACCTGTGACGACCGGGATCGAGAACTCGGACAGCTGTTCACGTGCTCGCCTCCATGCGTCGCCAGGCTTGCCTGATCTCGTCGTCGATGGCCCCATGCCGAGAAGCGCGCGCCACTGGTACTCGTCGAGCGCCCAGGCGATCGCCTCCCATGCTGTGGCGCCTGAGCCGGCATAGAACACGTTGTCGAGATGAAACTGCGCCCGCCACGTCTCCACGAGCCTGACGGGATCGCCCTTCTCGACGATGAACTCAACCGCGCGCATCAGTCGACGCGGGTGCCATGCTTGAGCGTGTCTCCGACGGCCGGAAGGCCGGCCTCGACGACTCGCGGATTGCCGTCCTGATCGAGACCGTTCCCGATCACGAGCACCGTCGACGACGCGCCGCGGCCGATGATCGACATCTCGCCGTTGCTCATCTCGGCGGTGGCGCCTGGGCGATCACGACGACGGGATTCGAATGGCACATCGGCACCGGCATCGCCGCGAGCCGGCCTTGCCGGTCGGACCTCGACGGCCGCGCCACCGCCGATTCGAACGTCCGGCGACGCGCGAGGTAGATCGATCTCGTCTACCTGCATCGGCGCTCGCTGGTCGTACTCGGCCTCGACGCGGTTCGGATCTGCGCGATCGGCGACGAAGCCGCTCGGCGAGTTGCGGGGCCGGATCGGTGCTCGCGTCGCCGCCCTTGCGGTCAGCGGAGCCGTATCTCCCGGACCGATCCTGTGCTCGATCAGCGACGCGAGCCGATCGAACCCGCTCGACACCTCACGCCGGAGGTTGTGCAGGTCGCGCTCGACCTCGTTGAGGCGCTGTGACTCCTGACTCGATTCGATGATCGGAGTCGCATCGAACGCGCCGCCATCGCGGAGTTGCGCGTTGATCGCACCCATGCCGGAGTTCGGTTCGAGAAACCGCTGCACCGTCGTAACTCGGATCACCGTCGCCCCCCGTTGCTCGATGAACCTCGTCAGCCCGTCCGTGTCGGGAAGCCCCTCGCACAGCACGGTAGCTGTGACGCCGGTGGGGACTTCACCATCGCCGAGTGCCGCGATGTCCGCATGGCTGCAAGCCACCACGGTCAGCTCGTAGATCTCCGTCGCGAGCGCCGATGGCGCACGCATCTTGTCGTCTCGCATTGCGATCATCCTTCCCACTACGCGCGCACTAGCGCAAGTGTGTTCTGTTGGTGTGTTGCATATTCTGCGATCGTGCTCGGTCGTGACGTGACGCGTAACCAGATGCCGACGTCGCGCTCTGCCGTGGCGTACCGCTTCTCGACCACGAGGCGCACGATGCGGGCGTCGTCATCCCATGCCACGCCGGTGCATGCGTCGAGCACGCTACGGGTGAGCTTGTCGATGTCGGGCTTCGTGCTCGGCGCCGTGCGCGCCTTGGGCACCAGGCCGGCCTTGCCGAAGTCGCCTTTCGAGCGCCCGAGGTAGAACACGATCTCGACGGAGAGCGCCTGCTCTTGCGCACACGGGATCCCGCGAGCGTCGAGGTGGTTGGCGACGACCGTCCGAATCTCGGACTCCCACGCACGCAGATCCTTGCCGCCCGAGTCAGTGATCACCGGCCGCGTCCAGCCCTTCGGGGTGAACGCTCGCATGTTGCCCTTTTGGACCGGCGTAGCGCCGACGACGTCGACGACGAACGACGCGCCGATCTCCCATCGTCCAGGCGTGCGCGTGATCTTCGACTTAGCCACGCCGCACGCTCTCCGTCGTGTACAGCTGGACCGACAGCGCGCGCAGCTCCTGCTCGATCGCGCGCAGCCTGACCTCGGACGTCTTGACGATCGCCTGGCATTCGTCGGCGCGGCGTCTCGTCTGCTCGGCCTTCGCGATCGCCTGTCCGTGCACACGAAGCTCGTGCTCGTGTTGTTCGTAGAGCGCCCGGATCTTTCGCTCGGTCTTTTCGAGTTGCTCGTGCGCGTTCGCGAGTCGCGTGTCCGAGTACTCCGCGGTCACGACGGAGGCGCGGTGAATAGGCCGAAGCGGAGCGAGAGCCGCGGCCAGTATTGCGTCGGTCGGTGATTCGATCTCGGCGTCAGGGATGTCATCGTTAGCCACGGCGCACCGTCACCGTCACCGACCCGAGCACCGTGATGCTGTGCCCGTTCATGAAGCGCTCGATCTGCGCGTTGGTTCCCTCAAGGTTCATTAGGAGCGTTGTATCCCTGGTGAGTACCGGCGATTTGTCGTCGAGTACGAGCGTGCCGAGCTTGCCTCGGTGGTGCGGTTTCGGTGTCGTCATGTCGTCGGATCCTTCCTGCCGAGTACCTCGGCGACCTTCTCCGCGCACCCGTGCGACCGAAGCCACGCGAGCGAGTCGGCGGTGTAGATGTTGTTCACCACGAGATCGCGATAGCAGATCCCCGTGATCTCCAGCTCGCGCGCGTTCTCGGCGTGGCGGTTCGCGCGCTCGATCAGCATGCACCCGTAGCAGAACCAGATCTCGCCGTCCGTGATCAGCGCCGGCATGCGGCCACGCTCGTCACACGACGACATCTCGCGTTTATTCCAGTCGCGGATCAGCTTCAGGATCATCTCGGGACACGGGACCATCCGGCGACAACGCCGGCACGGCACGTCGCGCGTGCTATCGGCGTCGTCGAACCCGATCAGGGATCCGACGCTATCCACGATGCCTCAACTCTTCGCGCGCCTCCGGCGACAGCAGATTCGTCGCCGCGTCGAGGTCACGACGAAGCACCGCGACCTCATGCGCGAGCTGGATGCTCGCGGTGCGCAGCTTCGACATCTCGGAGTCTGGCGGCTCGAATATGATCGAGGCTGCGTGAACGAGACACACACCGACTGCGCCGCGCGACTGATCGCGGTCGTAGCCGGACCCGATCAGCCGCTCGATCGCGTCCATCGCAGCCGACTGGATCGGCGCACCGGCGATGCGCATGGCCGCGTCGTCGATCTGCTTGGGCGTCGTCACTGGCCGCTCGCGATCCGCGACTGGAGTTCCAGCGCGTTCACGCCGATCACGTGCGCGCATCGATCGCGCTCGGCCTTCGTGGACAGCTCGTGCTGCGACTTGCGGCCGGTCTCCTCGCCGGCCGCGAACCCGTCGTCGTACGCGTTCATGATCGCGACGATGATTGCCTCGGTGGCTTCTTTGTTCAGCTCGGATGCCTCAGCGAGGTAGCTCGCGGCCTTCTCTCTCGTGATGCTCATGACTTCTTCTTTCCGTTCGTGAGTTGTTTCAGCACCGGACCGGAGCCGGCGATTTCTTTGGCCAACGCACGGGCCGCTGGATCTCTGTGGCGTTGCGATGCACCCTCGTACGCGCGACGAAACTGCGCCCGGAGAATTTCGGGCTCCTCGCTCGCGCAGATGCTAGACCACCCGATCGCCTCGACGGCATCGGCGATAGCTGGATGACTCCAATGCGGAACACGGTACGCACCGAACTTGTGCACGGCGCGCTGTACTTCAGCGAGCACGCGATCGACATCGGGTGGCCCGTTGCCGGCGATCCGTTCGCACGCCTTTCGCAGCTCGGAGATCCGTGGGAACCGAGCCGGATCGGATGTGGCGATCCACGTCGCGACGGCTTCGTATCCAGTCTTGGCGTCGACGTCACGGAGGAATGTCGTGTAGATCGCCTCGGTCTCCGCGCTCATCGTGACGGGTGGGTAAGCCGCGACGAGGGCAGCGAGACACGTCGTCACTTCGGATGGCGTCACTGATCGCCCCCACCCTCGGCGCGCCGTAGTTCCTCGGCTCGGCGCATGAGGTCCGCCGCCGTCATCCCACGGCCGGCCGGCGCGGCCGCTCCGAGCTTGTCGAAGTGTGCGACCAGGGTACCGAGGTCGTACTTCCCGGAGATCCAGCGCAGCACCCTGGGGCCGTCGCGGAACAGCGACTCGATCCGCTCTCGCACCACGGCCTCTCCGTGGCTCGCCAAGAGCCGCTTGATCATGGCCGCCTGCTTGGCACCCCATGTCGGTCTCTCGCCGGCATACGCGAGCCTGTAGGCCGTATCGAAGGCCTGGATGCAACTGACGACCGCCGACTTGCCGCCGCAGGTCACGAGCGGACCGCCTACGCCGGAGTCGACCGGAGGTATCAGCTCCATCTGTAGTGCTGCATTTTTTTCGTGCGCTACCAGTGGTGTCCGCGCTACCTGTGGTGTCGCAATTTCTGCGAGCCCTAGCTGCAGGGCACCATCTGTTGTGTGTCTTGACTTTCGTGCCACTAGCGACCTCCCTCGCGTCGTGTTCAGGGCTGTTCAGTATTGACCCTAGGTACAAGCTCTCCTTAAGAGCAGTAATCGGTTCTTTGGTGACGGGTCCCGATGCTTCTCGCGGAGCGACCTAGACCCGGGTGTCCTCGACCTCGCCTGGTTCCAGCCGGCGACTCTCATCGCTTGCAGGCCTCCCAGTGGCACGTCCGCTTCTCGCGATGGAGCTGTTCGTCCTGCGGTTCGTAGTGCCTGACCGAGCCAGCGATCAGCACGAGTAGACGCTCTCCCTTGCCTAGCTCGCGCGGGGCCACGTCCAAAAGAACCGGCCTCCCGGACTTCGCCCAACGCGACCACTCCACCGGTTGGCCGCACGTCCGGCACGTTGCCGATCCGCTGCGGCTCTTGCGGAGCGATGCCTCGTAGGCCTCCTGGTTCGCGAGCGTCTCGCGCGCCTTCGTCGATCCGTGCGCGCGCACGTCGGCGTCATGCTGTTGCTTGAGCACCTTCCGCGCGTGCTCGTAGCAGTGCGAACAGGACTTGTTCGGGCCGCTCTTGTTGCACGGCGTACCGGCGTGCGGGTTGGTGTAGCCGTCGCTCAATTTAGCCTCGCTTGTCTCTCGACCTCGACCTCGACCTTGAGGCGGTCTATCCGAGCGATCAGATCGGCGCGCCTGATCCAGGTCGGTGGCGGCTCCAGGTGATGGCGGCTGATGTACAGGGTCCACAGGGCCGCCTGCTCGAGGGCGATGGTCCAGAGTCCGCGCTCGATAGCTAGCGACGTAGGCGCGCTGGCGAGGTAGCTCCACAGCCCCATGCCGAAGCCGAGCGCGATGCAGATCCACATCACGATGGCGCTGTATTGCTTCGACGTCATCAGTGCACCGCCAGTGGTTCGGTGACGAGGGTATGACCGACCAGATCGACGATCGCCGTCGCGAGTTCGCACGATGATGGCGTCGGAAATTCACTGTGCTCGATTGCGCCAAGAGTCGCCTGAAGCACGATCGCGCACGCGAACACCAACATCGCGCCGTGTTCTTCGTCGCATTGCTTGTCGTGTGGGATCAGCTTGGCGATCCGCTCGGCTAGCTCGCGCACCTTCCCAAACCTCTCGGCGTCCGAGAGCCAGTCGGTCGAGAACCTGATCAGGCTCATGGCGCCCAGCTGTTCGCGTCGACCTCGCCCTTGGTGAGCCTAGCGATGCGCTGTGCGAGCGCCAGGCTCGGCATCGTGTTCCCGCGCTTTACCTCGCTGAGGTGCTGAGGTGTCACGCGCAGGCGTCTCGCGAGCGGCTCCATCTTGACCTTCTCGCGGTCGATCCAGCGCCAGAATGCGTTCGCCCCCTTGGGCGGTTTGATCTTCGGCATGAACGCAAGCTAGTACCTTGCTCGTGAAAACGCAAGATGCCAGCTTGTGACGTCAGACTCTCGTGGTAACGCTGTTGCCCATGTCAACAGCACTGACACCACAGCAACAGCAGCTCGCACGCGCAGAGCGCACGAAATACCTCGCACAGCAATACGGCCTGACCGAACCACAGGTCGACGTGATGCGAAACGCGATCTGTGTCGGAGCGACCGACGCCGAGCTTGAGTTCTTTCTCGCCACAGCACGACGGCTAGACCTCGATCCGTTCGCTCGGCAGATCTGGTTCGTCAAGCGCAAGCAGCGCAGGGTGGACGAGCGAGGGAACGACGACTGGGTCGACGTCGGTCGACCAGAAACGAGCATCGACGGCTATCGCACGATCGCCGAGCGCTCGGGCGAATTCGAGGGCCAGGATCCAACCGTCTGGATCGACTCGGTGGGCAAGGAGCACCAGGTGTGGCTCTCCGACGTGCCCCCGGCCGCGTGCAAGATCACGCTGTACCGCAAGGGCAGAAAGCCAGTCGTCACGGTCGGACTTTTCAAGGAGTACTGCCCGGAGACGAAGACCGGCGTCCCTCAGATGTGGAGAAAGCGCGGCGCGGCGCAGCTCGAAAAGTGCGTCGAGGCGCTCGCGTTCCGTCGCACGTTTCCGCGCGACCTCGCTGGTATCCACATCGCCGAAGAAATGGAACATACGTACCAGGCGAGCGGATTCAGCGCGCCGCCGCCGCCGCCGCAGCAAGGCGAGTCGACCACGAAGATCGGCGAGCTGGCGCGCGACGCAGGGATCGCGCGTGAGGTCGCGAAGTCATCCGCCCCCGACGTCGCCCAGCTCTCGCGCGTCATGCCCGAGCGTCCGAGTGAGCGTGTCGATGAGCCGATCGATTCGGCCGAGCCCCGGACGGAGCCGCGAGTTCCTGCGCCAGATGCGCTGACCGAGGAACAGCAAGCTGACCTCGCCGGCCTGCGCACGATGATGGCAAAGGCGGTGTCGCGCGACGATCTCAAGAAGGTCGGCGATGCCGTGTCGATCGCGAAAAAGCGGCTCGCGAAGCAACCGGAGATCGCCGACGCGATGGACCGGGCGATCGCGTCGCTAGATGGTGAACTGCGCGCGCTGTGGATCAAGCTCATGCCGCAGCCGACAAGGGGGCGATAGCCGTGGCGTGGAAATGGTTCTCGTGCCTGCACCCGGTCCCGGGCGGGCGGGCGCCATTCACGCTCGTACACCTGATCTTCGACCTGACCGGGCACCTCGACGACGGGCTCAAGGGGTGCGGGAACATCGACGCGATCCCGGAGGCCGACAAGCCAGCGGGCGCGGCCGAGCTGGTGTGCTCGGGCTGCCTCGAATACGCGCAGCACCTGATCGCGGGGGTTCGTCGTGGCTGAATTCTTGTCGAGCGGGAGCGCGATCGAGCGTGCGAAGCGGTGCGCGCTGTCGGTCGCCTTGCCGCACGCGAACCATCAGACCGAATGGACCGAGCGCGGTACGGTACTTCACGAATTTCTCGAAGCCGTCGTGAACTTCGATCGAGAGACCGCGCTGGCCGCGATGCCAGACGAGTACCGCGAAGCGTGCCTGAACCTGAACCTCGAAGGCCTCGACGCGCAGCTGTCACTCGGCGCCGAGATCGCCTTCGCCTACAACCTGGAGACGGACACGTGCCGTGAGCTTGGGCGTGGCGTCGGGCGCGCCTACGACACGGTCGGGATCGACGAGGTGCCGTGCACGCTCGATGTCGTCGGCGTTCGTAAGATCAGCGACATCACGCGAGGGTTCTACGCGGACTGGAAGTCAGGCTGGCGCGCCCGAAAGATCGCCGGCAATGATCAGATCGCATTCGGCGCGCTGTGCATCTCGCGCGCGTACGACTGTGATGTCGTCGACGGCCAGCTGATCCACGTGCACGAGGATCTTCCCCCGTACGTGCAGCGGATCGTGTACGAGCGATGGGAGTTGGACTTCTACCGTGACGAGCTGCGCGAGCATCACGCACGGTGGAAGGCGCTGCGTGCTCGCGTTCTCGGCGGTGACATGCCACGCGAGTACTCGACCGGTCCGTGGTGCGACGGGTGCTCGGCGCGCGAGTTCTGCCCAGCGCAGACGTCACAGATTCGCGCGCTGATCGCCGGCGACACGTTCGACGGGATCATGCGCATGAGTCCGATCCCGGACTCAGCCCTCGCGGAGCTGTACGAGGACATCGAGCGCGCGGAGTCGGCACTGAAGTTCGCGAAGTCCAAGCTGTGGGGTATCGCGGCGCAGCGCACGGTGTCGCTCGGGCTAGAGCCTGACGGAAAGAGCGAGCGCTGGATCGGTCGCCTGATCCGCGACGGCAACGAGAAGCTCGACGGCGAGGCCGTGTACGACGTCGTGGCGCGCGAGTACGGAGACGACGCGGCGACGGCCGCGACAGAGGTTGTCTCCTCGAAGAAGAAGCTCGACGCCGCGATCAAGGCCGCCGTGCCCCGAGGGCAGAAGGCCGCGGCCATGCGCAAAGTTCTCGACGAGCTGCGCGCCTCGGGTCACGTGCACCGCAAACTGAACACCGGCCCTACCGTGTTCTCGCTTCCAGTCGGCGAGAAGCCGGCAGACGTGAACTCCACGGAGGAGCGCGAGCTGGCCGATCGTCTCGTCGACCAGCTTCGCAAGTCCCTGCCGGAGCCGACGGTTCCGCCGCTCGATCAGCCTGGACCGGGGCACACGCCGGAGTGCGCTGTCTGGATTCGTGGTTCCCAATGCTCGTGCGGTTTCGCGAACTTGTGAAATAAAACAAGATCACCCCTTGTGTGATTACAAGACCGGCCGTATCTTGTATTCAAGATGGCGAACACGGAAATCACCAAGTCGGAAATCGGAACCTGGAACATCGACCGCGCGGACGGCACTCGCCTCTTCGAGGGAATCGAAGGCCCGAAGGCCGAGGCGATCGAGATCGCCGAGATGCACTGCCGGATGAGCGGACAGGCGGTGGTGGTCGAGGCGGCGTAGCGGGCTGGGCAGTCGGCCGGGCGACCCGACCGGCGATCGAGCACGCAACCCCGCCGCTACCTGAACGCGCGGCCGAGTCGACCGAATCACCAAGCATGATGCGCAACGCAGCCCACGCCGCTCTCTTCACCACCCGCGGTTTCGCGATCACCTTCTCGTCGACGTTCGTCGTCGGGATGGCCGCGATGCTCCACGCCGCCCGCTTCGTCTAACCCACCCCACCCCACCACGGAGAATCAAGATGACCATTCCCACCGATGAATTCGACGGATCGATCTACGGCGCACCCGACCTCGGCGCGCTTCCCGAGGCACGTCAGAGCAACGCCGACAACGCCCGCACGCGCCGGACCGAGCCGGCCTTCGCGAACCGCTCTATCCCGCGCCCTGCGCAGCCGATCGCCGAAGCCGCCGGATTGTCGGGCTCGCCGGCTATCGTCGCTCCAGCGCCACGCCAGGCCCCAATTCGGGCAAATGCGATGGTCGCTGGGGCAGCGGCGTCCGGTCACGGCGTCCTAGTCGGCTTCTCGGGCCGCGGAACCATGACGCACGCCGAGTACACCCAGCTGTGCGACACCGCGGCGATCCCGTCGAGCTGGCGCATGTCCCCCAAGACCGCCCACGCGCAGATCGGTCGCATCGTCCAGGGCCTGAACAACCTCGGATTCGTCGCTCGCGCCGACAAGACGAAGGCACAGCGCGCGATCGCGGCTAGGCCGAACCGACCCGGCTATCACCAGGGCGCGTTGCCGGTCCCGACCTGGACCGCGCGCTACCAGATCGCCCGCACGTCGCGCACCGGTTCGGTCGGTGGAGCGTTCGGCGAGATCGTCTGCACGGTCACGCTGACCGCGACCGACGAGGTGCAGATCGAATCGAGCGACGCCGACCTGGCCGCTCGCATTCGTACCGACTTCGACTCGGCGATGGCCTCGAGCGTCTACCAGGCCGTCGACGTCAGCTCCTGGATCGCCTCGACGATCGTCGAGCGCTACCGCGGCGCGCGTCTCGGCGGAAACTGGTACGTGCGTCGCGAGCACGCCGAGCGCTGCGAGCGCTTGCTCCGATGCTTCGCGCAGGGTTGGGGCAAGGAGTGGCTCCTCCCACCACTCCCCGTCGCGACGTCCGACGAGCTGTGCCAGGGCCTGGTTAAAAACTTCACCGCCGAGGCCGAGATCGTGCTCGCGTCGTACCGCGAGTCCCTAGACGCAGCACGCAAGCGCGGCGAGGATCGGATCTCGTCTCGTGCCGCTCGTCCGCTGTGGTCGGAGATAACCACGCTCGCCGAACGCGCCGTCGAGTTCTCGTCGCTGTTCTCCGAGCATTCCGGCCTGAGGAATCTCCGCTCGGTACTGTCGGCGGCTGCGAACGAGATCGCCGAATCGCTCGACGGAATGACCCAGCGTTTTGAGCTGATCTTCGACGAGCTTGCGCGCGAGGCCGGAGGTGCACAGTGATGCTCTCGGTGGCGGTCGCGTGCTCGTACTGTGGGCGCATCAACAATCTTCGACTCGAACACGCGAGCTTTGATCTCACGACGTCGGCGAGGTCTGGTCGCGCGCTGCGTGAGAAGGCCGTGTGTCAGTTTCCGTGCTCGGCATGCGGTTCAAAGACGGAGCTGGTCGTGTCGACCCTGCGCAAAAGCAAGGGCAGGGTGATTAAGAAGCGCGAGGCCGTCGAGAAGATCGAGCACGCCAAGAAGGTCGCCGAGCGTGAGGACCGCAATACAGCGATCGCGCTCGCACTGCTCGCCGAGCCAGGATGCGAGTGTGCCAAGTACGCGATGGACGGCGAGTTCGCGGCACGCCGCGGCTATTACGACCGCGTTGATGGCCTCGCGAGCGGCGGAGCGACCGGCGGTCTACCTAACGCCCCGGTGCATCGTTACGCGTGCCCGCTCTCCAACCATCGTAAGGAGTCTGCGTAATACCCCATCGACACCCGAACGAACGACGAGACCGACCGAACCAGCAGTCACCACCCCAGGAGACCGAGATGATCACCGCCGAGAAAATGACCGTCGAACACTTCGCCCGCGCGCTCGACCGCGACACCGGGACCATCCGTGAAGAAGTCGGCCCGTTCGTGTGCCGCGACGACGCCGAGGACGCACCTGCCGAGCTGAAGGTGCGGTTCACGCGCGGCACAACGTTCCGCATTCGCACGATCGCCACGCAGGTCACCGAATCGGGTGCGTCGTGACCCGGCCGGCCGAGCTTCGCCTGGCAGAGCGTCTCGCCCGCGCCGGCTACGTGCAGTCCGCTCGCGCCCTCGTGCGGCGCGACACTGGCGTCGTCGTGATCGAAGTGAACCACACGAAGGCGGTGCAGTCGTGAAGCTCACCGGCGAGACGATCACCGACGAGCAGATCCGCGAGCTGCTAGGCAGCGTGAACACGATCGAGATGTACGCGGGTCATACCGTCGCGACGCTGTGCCGTGCCGCTCTCGGAGAACTCCACCTCCACGGCAGCACGACGCACTACGCCCGCGCTCGCTGCGCCGAGATCCTCAACGCTCGCGCCGAGGGCAAGTCGTGACCACCCAGCAGTATCGCGCGACGAACTTCCGCGCCGACTCACTCGAACGCATCCGACGTATCAATGCGATCCTTGATGAGTACGACGGCCAGCGACTGACCGCGCGCCAGGTCTACTATCAATTCGTCGCGCGCGGGTGGCTGGAGAACACACCGCGCAGCTACCAAAATCTGACGTCGCTTCTCACGGACGCTCGATACGCCGGCCTGGTCTCCTGGTCGGCGATTGAGGATCGCGGCCGCGAGCCCGACTCACCCTCTGAGTGGAACTCTATCGGCGAGATCGCGCGGGCAGCAGCTCGCGGTTTCCGTCTCCCACGCTGGCGCGGACAGGATCACTACGTGGAGCTGTGGGTCGAGAAGCAAGCCCTCGCCGGCGTGCTGGAGCCGATCGCTTCCCGTAACCACGTAACGCTCATGGTCAACAAGGGCTATAGCTCGGCTAGCGCGATGAAGGCTGCGGCCGATCGGATCATCGACGCATGCGGGTGGCAGATCGAGATCGTCTGCGACCACTGCGGCGCGTTCGCTGACGATCAGTGTGATGGTCGATGCGGAGCATGTGAAGGCAAGGTGTCGCCGATTGCGAGGCGAACCGACGACGGCGACGTGTTGCCGATCGTGCTCTATCTGGGCGACCACGATCCGAGCGGCGAGGACATGGTTCGCGACATACGCGATCGGCTCGTTGAGTTCGGGTGTGATGGAATCGATGTCCGCAAGCTCGCCTTGACGATGGCGCAGATTCGGACGTTCAACCCGCCACCAAACCCAGCCAAGATCACCGACTCGCGTGCGGCCGGCTATATCGCTCGTCACGGTGACCAGAGCTGGGAACTAGACGCCCTTCCGCCGCGCGAGCTAAACCGCCTGGTTCAGGCAGCGATCTCGGAGATCGTCGACGCAGAGAAAATGGCACTGGTCATCGTCGAGGAAGATCGCCAGCGCGCAACCCTTGAGTCGCTGCTCGTCGCCGCTGAGGCGATCGACGCAAAACCGCGGCGATCGCCCAGGAAAAGGAATCCGCGTCGAACGCGGTAGCCCAGGGGTGGGCGAAACACACGGCGCCGTCATCTCGCCGTGTGTCGTCGGGAAGTAGCGATCCCGACCTGAATGAGAACGCTATCCACCCATGGAGTGATCATGTTCGAACGAAACGAACCAGCGAGTCTAGAGCAGATTCTCGACAGTCAAGTCAGTCGGATCTCGACGTTCCTCGTCGAGATCAACGACACCCTCCGCAAGATCGACCACTCCATCGTGCGAGTCGCCGAGGCGATCGAGGAGCTGGCACGTCGATGATCGTCGTGATCAAACGCCCGGGCCAGCTCGCCGAACGTGCCGAGATCGGCGAGTCACTCGAAACGATGCAGGCAGTGATCGGCGGCTACGTCGAGGTCGCGCTCAACGACCGAGAGGGACCGAGTGACACCGTGTGGTGCGCGATGTGGTGCGACGAGGAAGGCCTGCTCAAGCCCGACAAGCTTCCGTGTGTGCGCCGGCCCACCGACGGACACGTGATCGTCGGGACCGTCGTGGTCACCGGGATGCGCATGACGACGGACGGCGCGGCCTGGTGCTCGATCCCGGAGGACGCGATCGGCCGATGGCGCCTTTCTCTCGACGTGTGGTCCGTGACGAACGACTTCCCCAGCTACCCCACCAACAACTGATCAATCGACGCGACCGACCGATACAAGGATCATCATGCGCAACAAACTCATCGCCCTGATCATCGCAACGCTCGCAGCCTGTGGTGTCGACAAGCCCGACGACGGCGAGAAGACCTGCAAGGAGATCGGTTGCAACTTCTACGACTGCACCGACTTCCAGGACACGAACGAATGCGCCTGCGATCTGTTCGTCGACGGCAAGCCCGAGCAGGTGATGTGCCTCCACACGGACGAGCCGATCCTGTGAGGTGGCGCAGGGCAGGAGCTGGCCGCCACGCCGAGCCGCTCGCCGATCGCTGGTCGATGCGCGAGCCCGAGCCGCGTCGCGCGTACGGCGCACGGCAGTCCCTGAGAGAGAAGATCTCCGCCGCCATCGCGCCACCGGAGCCCGAGGCGATCGACACCGACAGGATGCAAACCGAAGCGTTCTGGCGCGAGGTGTGGCGATGACGCGCGCCGTGCTTCTGCTCGCGCTCGTCGGGTGCTTCGGCGCGCCACCCGATCCGCTCGGTCCGCGCTCCTGGACATGCGAATTCATCTGGGCGTGCGGACCGCAGGGCACCGGCGAGCTGATCGATTTCGACGACACGACCGCGGCGACCATGGCGCAGATCGCGAACGACTGGACGAACGCGTGCGGTGTGCTCGCGCATCGTGAGGTCGTCGAGGGCCGATGCCCATTCGTGTTCTGCGCCGCACCATGCACCACTACCGACGGAGATCCACAATGACGCCGACGAAGATCGAAGAGCTGCTCTCGCGCGCGACCGCGCTCCTGCCCGATCTCCTGGGCGTCACACGCCTGCACAAGATCGTGCAGGCTAACAACGCCGTGATCGTCCAGCTCACCGTGATCATGACGACGCCCGGCGACACGTTCGGCGACTCGATCGAGAGCGCGTTCGTGTCTGGGGATCTGCTCGGACTCGACGACAGGCGCGGGCTGACCTACGCGTTCGTGCGGCTCGGCGGCATGTATCGGATCTTGATCTCCAAGGTCGTCGGCCGTGCGCTATCGAAGGCGATCGCGCACGCGGCGATCGCGTCGACCGCGTCAACCGAGAACAAGGAGAGCTAGCCATGGCACCCATCACTTTTGACGATGCGATGGACGCGTTCGCTACGATCGACCCTGTCGCCGTCGAGGCGGTCAGACTGGTAGCGAGCCGAACGCCGTCAATCCACGAAGGCGTGGACGTTCTAGTTCGCGCACTGGGGTTCACGCTAGGCCTGGTGCCCGGCGAGCACCGGCTCACAGCGTTCGGGCGCGTGCTCGCCGATCTCACCCGACTCGGCGACATGATCGAGGCCGAGTTCCCGTCGGCGTCCTAGCTCGTCGGCTGCGACTTCGCGAGACCGAGCGCCCAGATCCCGTCGCGGTAGCCCTCGGCCTTGAGCGCGGCCGTCGTCAGCGGGCCGGGAATGCCGTCGACGATCAGCTTGTGTCCGCGCGTGTTCAACCACCGCTGACGCTCACGCCACTGCGCGAGATCCTCGCCGATCTCGAAGTCGAATCGTTCGGCGCCCATCGACGCGTGAAGCGCGAAGATCGCATCGCCAGGATCCCACCGGTTCCGCGTGTCGTCGACGTCGCGGTGACCGAAGAGACCGACGAGCGTGGATCCACCGTCTTTGAAACGCGAGAGCGGTCGCCTGTACGTCGTAGGGATCTGGTACTGGATCCCGAGCGCGATACACGCGGCCTTCACGCTCAGCGCGCCGTTGATCAGCGTCTGCTTGCGAACAAGGCCACCCGCCTCCTCGTAGTGCTCGATCCCGAACGACCGAGCATTCGCGGCGCGCGCGTCCCAAGCGCACCACGTGGAGAGATCGGCGAGACACACGACGTAGTCCCAGCTCGCGACGATCTGTGCTGCTGATGGTTTCGGATCGGCGGCCCAGTAGTCCGCCACAATCTTGCACTGGTCGGGCTTCGCGCCAGCGAGCGAGTCGATCACCTTCTCGGGATCGTCCGCCTTCGTTTTGTGGAGGATCCCCATCTGCGGTGGCCGCGCTCTCGGGATCGCATCCTCGCGCGACAGGTGGGCCCAGCCGACGTCGCGCGCGTTCAGGACACGAACGTTCGGGACCTCGATCTCCTTGCCGTTGACGAGCAGGCCTGGCATGTCACGCCGCCTTTTTCACGGACGCACGCGACGCCGTGTAGCCGAGCGACGCGAGCGTGGCCATTGCCATGCCGGCGATCCGCATCGCGGTCGATCCGTCGGCGACGAGACCGCTCGCCATGAACGCGCCGAGCAGGGCGACGAGCACGGAGAGGTAGAACTCTGTCGTCTGATGGCCGGGCTTGACCGTGGTTGTGGTCGTCGCCTCGGTCATGGCGGGACCGGGACCTAGATCGCCGGCGCTCGTCGACGTTGTCGTAGTGCTCGTGGCTGGGTCTGGCATCGCCCCACGCTACCCGAGGCGTACCTGGAGAGGTAGCTGGATTCGCCGAACCTCTAGTCATGAACGCGAACGAGAAAGCACTCCGGGACCTGATCGAGACGATGGTTGCTGACGGCCTGCGCCGCGATGGCTGGGTCGCTACGAAGCCGGGCGCTGGTTCGATCGAGCAGTTTGCCAGCGAGCGCGCGAACAACATCGTGTGCGTTGTCATGAACGAGCGAGAGCTGGCCGCCGAGGAGCAACGCAACGTCTCCGGTCTCGACGCTATCGACGTGCTCGCGATCTAGCGCGGAAATCGCTGGTCGACGATGGCATCGGCCGCGGCTCGGTTCGCCGCCAGCGAGGCGTGAAGCCCCTCGATCCGGCCGAGCGCCACATCTGGATCGAGCTTACCGGCCTTCGCGTCCTCGACGATGGCGACGATCTGCGAGACCAGGTTCATGGCAGCTGTGACGATCTCGACGATCTCCGACATCACGGAACTCCTGCTGTCTTGAGGGTGGCTGCGAGGTCGACCGCGAGCTTGAGCATCGCGGTCACGCTGCGATCGTCGTTCGCGACCGCCGCGATCGCGATGGCTCGGTAGAGGTCGATCGTGGCGTGCTCGACGACATCGACCGTCTTTCGCCACGCGGCCAGCTTCTCTTCGGCCGCCGGTCGATCGGGTGCCGTCTTGGCGATCTCGATCTGATGCTGCGCGTCCCATGTCACGAACGCAGCCGCGGTCGCGTCGGTCGCCGCGAGCGTGGCGTTGATCGTTTTCTGACGAGTGGCGGCTGCACACGCAACCAGGAACAGGAGCACCAGCGCGTTACGCATGCGCCGACGCTATCACGCGATCAGGCGCGTACGAGCCAACGAAGATGCAGGCGAGCAGACGCGTCGCCGCCGGCCTTCGTCTGGGTCACGCGAAACGCCCCGGTGGCATTCACGACCGCCGCTCACGTACGCGTCGATCAGCTCACCCTTGAACGGCAACACGAAGTCCAGATCCTGCGTCGCGTGATCTGGGATGACGATTGTCATCTCGACTGGATCCACGCCGGTCAAGGTACCGTCGGCATATGCCACCGATGGGACCGATGAGCCCGCAGCGATCAGCTTGTCGAGCGCCGCCGAGTGCTCGTTGATCGCGGTGGCCAGATCGTTGGACAGCGGGGATGCGTCGTACTGGTAGCGCGCCATGCGCCGAGCGTCGCCGATCTAGCAGTGCTGCACAAGATACGCGATCGCTGCGGTCAACCCTGCGCCGCCGAATAGCCAGCTGATGGCCGTGCGGATCGCGTCTCGCTTGAGCGCCGACGCGAGCTGTAGCTCCTGGCGCTGGAGTGCGGCCGTCGCCTGTTGCTCGCCCATCTCGGTCTCCGCGCGCTTGCGCCCGAGGTCGATATTCGCGTGGTTCACCAAGAGCGTCGTGTCGACGTGCGCACCGAGCGCCTTTTCGAGCAGACCAGTCTGCCGATCGAGCAGGCCGGTCTGCCGATCATTGATCTCCTTGATCGCCTCGACGACGCCTTGGATTCCCTCGACGTTGCCCTTGACCTCGGCGATCCCGACCTGCGTCTCACCGATCTTCGAGGACAGCTGTGGGAGCGTCTCGGTGATCAGCTTGTCGTATCCCTGTGACAGTCGGGCGAGCCGCTGGCGATCCTCCTTCGACTCGCGGATCTCGCGGACTGCCGTGGGCTCACGCTCTCCGAACGTCTCGCCGATCAGCTCGGTCCCGGTGCTCGCGCGTGGCGGTGGCTTTCGTGGTGCTACGCCGCTCGCCGGCGTCGGATAGCGTGGCTTCTCGGACATGGCCCGAAGGATAGCCCCGCCGAGGTCATCTGAGTGGTCGAGATCCCTGGGCGTGCGCTCGTCGCGCTTTTCGCCAGGCGTCGTAGGCGCGCTGTGCTTCGGTCGCCACCTTGAGAAGTTCATCGTCCGTGAACTTCTCATGACCGCCACGACCGGCAACGAAGCCCTGCGTGTAGGCCTCTTCGCGCACGGCGTCTATCGGCGCCTCTGTCTTACCCTTGGCCCTCGTCATGACCCGTCTCGTGACGTCGCGGTACGGTTGCCGTTGTTCAACTGCGCGACAGCTCGATTGCGCCCGCCAGCGCGCGACTTGAATTGCGCCACGGTGCCCTTGAGACCGACGGCATCCCCGACGACACCCGCCCAGATCTCTCGAAGGATCTGCACCAGCGTTACGTTCGTCGCCGGCGTTGCCACCGGCGTCTGCGTCTCGCCGCCGCCGTCGATCTGATCGGGCCCCTCGACGATGATCGACGAGATGTCGCCGACGCTGATCGACTGCGACGACTGCAGGTACGGATCGAACGCGACCACGGACACGTCGACATCGCGACGCAGCATCGTCTGGCCTGCGCCCGTCCCAGTGATCACGAAGCGCGCAACGCCGAGCGTGTCGATCTCGGTCGCGTCGGGGACGTAGTAGCCAGCGCCAGGCGCGTGTACCAGGTCGGGTTGCACGACGGCGCCAACGCCGAGCACCACCGATCCGTCGGCCTTGATCACGTACACCGTGACGACGAAGCCGATCGCGGCAATGTTGAGGTAGAGGTTCGGAACCGTCGCGTCGAGGCAGTCGAACCAGAGCCGCTTACGGGTGGCCGTCGCCTCGCCCTGCTTGACCTGTTGCATGCACCCGAGTGTGCACTACCGCAGCTCGGAAACGGAGCGCTCGATCGGCTCGACGTAGTACTGTGGCGTCCCTGCGCCAGGTAGGCCGGCGATCGCGATCCGCTCACCGATCGTGCCGGCCGTGATCACGTACGACGTGCCGTAGCCGGAGAGCACGGGCACCGCCGCGCCACCGTTGAGGTAGCCGGTCAGCTCCCAGATGTACTTCGTGCTCGTGCCGAGCGGACCGCTATTCGATCGCTTGAGCATCCACACCTCGACGCCGAGCCCGCCCGACGCGCCGCCAGGTCCAGCGATCGTCGTGTCCGCATCGGTGAACACCCCGGCGCCTGGGCCGGCAACGATGTGCACGAGCATCGACGAGAACGAGAACGCGCCCTGTCGAGCGGCCGTGAGATCGACGCCGTGCGCTAGCGTGGTGGGTCGCGCGCCGACGGTGGCGCGGGTGCTTTCGTTCTGTACCAGTGCTGAGATTAGCTCCATGGCGATCCCTTTCGATCAGAGCCTGTCGATGTCGATCTCGGCGCCGTAGAGGCGACACGACGCTGATCCAGCGGCTGTGTTGACGATCAGGCCGTAACTTCTACCCGCCGTGATCGTGTGGTTCGGCGCGACCGAGAGCGTCTGGTTCGCGGCCGTCCCTGCAGATACGGCCGACGTCGACACGATCGTCTGCACGCCGGCGCGATTGCCGTAGCCAAAGAACGCCTGCAACGTCGTTGGCCCGGTAACGTTGTCTCGGACGTACCAGCGTACGGCCGTAATGCGAACACCGATCGGCAATGGGAGCGCCCAAAAGGCGTTGAAGATCGGTCCTTCGAGTCCGCCGACGAGAGAGTAGAACGGCGTCATAGCAGCCGCCGGCGTCCACGCCATCCCTCCGATCTCGATCGTCGTCGGGGCGAGCTTCCCGCCGATGACGCAGTCCTGCAGGGCGTTGAGGTCCGCCGCGAGCACCGTCGAGCCCGGCGTGTACGTCGTGTTGCGTGAACTCGGAAGGGCCATCAGATCGCTCCCATCGGGTCGCGATCGCACAGCGAGCGCGACGAGTCGCAAAGAAAAGACTTCGAGGTCGTCACGGCCACGCGAGTGTAGGCATGTTTCATCCGGCCGATCACGCCGTTTGCTCCCACGACATCCGGCAGGCCTGGCAGCGCCGGATCTCGATACACGTAGGCGACGAACGGCCGCCGTCCTCGCCCGGATCGGAACAGCGACGACGGGTCGAAGCGGATATCGCTCGCTCCTCCAGTCGGCCCGAGCGTGCGCGCATAGAATCCCATCTCGGTGAAGTCAGCCGCCCATTCGAGGTCAGGCGTTGTCACGAGCTGAGCCTCGCTGGATCCCACCGTCGAATACGACACGGAGTACTTGGAGTCGTCGATCGCTCCGACGCTGAATGGAGCTGAGCCACTGACGAGTCGCTGATCGCGGATCCGGAGCCAGTGTGGAACAGCAGAGGTTGTCGCGAGCACGACTGATGCGCCATCGACTGCCGCTCCTCGCTGGTAGCGCTGATACACCACCTCGATCGCGCCGCCGTTGTTCCGCACGCCGAGCAGGAACGTCCTCCAATCGACCCACGAGAAGAAACAGATCCCGATCTCCAGGTTGGTAGGGAGCGACGTCGGGATCACCTTCGCGAACGCGACCGACGCTGCGGATCCATCGTTCGGTGTGAGGCATCGCAGGAAGAATCCGCTCGCTGGCCGGGCGCCAGAATAGGTGTAGTTCGAGGCCGCGTTCATCTGGAACCGGAGTTGCGTCCCCGTCGCGGCCCAGCTCACGAATGGCGACTCGGCCTCCGTGAACCACCGTTGCGCGTCGAGCGTCGCCCACGTGTCTTGGATCGTGTTCGAGAACGCGATGTGCTGGAGCTGTGTCTTGTCGGCCTTCACGAGCACGGGCGCGATCGCCGCGTCGACGCCAGGGATCGAGATGCCTGCGCGCTTGCCGATCTGCCCCATCACGCGGGCGCGTCTCTGGTCGATCGAGTCCGACGGTCCAGGGGGCACACGAAGCACGCGCTCCCAGCGCCGGAGCACCTGACCGTACGCTCGGTCCGGCATGATGTTCGCGCGCATGTTCTCGACGAGCGCATCACCAAGACCAGCGAGCACGCCGATCGATCGCAGATCTTGCTGCGCGCCCGACTGCGGATCGTCGCTGATCACGTCGCCGATCAGGCCTGGCTGCATCGCCTCGCGGATCTGCCGATAGCCATCGGGCTGATACAGCGACAACCGGAGCCACGTCGCCTGGATCTCTTCGGGCGACATCTCGTAGTCCGTGACCATGATCTCGTCGATCGCGCCGTTGAATCCGTTGTTGTCGAACGTGCCACCGACGAATCGCGATCCGATCGACGTGGTCCCCGTCGTCGAGCCTGCGATATTTCCGCTTGCAACAACGTTGTCCGCGATGAGCCGATCGTTCACGTAGTGACGTACGACGCTCTCCGTCGACGAGACCCAATGGCGCACGCTCGTCAGAAGAAAGAAGCGGAGCGACCCTGCGAAGATGTCAGAGCTGGGCACCACGAAGTCCGCGCCGACGTCCGCCACCTCGGCGCCTGTTGAGTCGTTCCATGACATGAACACGCGCCCGATCGACGTGGCTGCGTCGACCACCTCCAGGTTGATCACGAACGGCGAGTACTCCGCGACTACGTCTCCCTTCCCGCGCGCGATCAGCCCCTGAGGATTCATGGCACCTGGCCAGTTGGCGAGATCCCACGCAATGATCGCTTGAACCGTTACGTCACGGTTTAGCAGCGAGGCTCCCACGACCGCATCCTGGGCGACGAACGGCTGACAGGGTAGAGACGCGTCGAATACGCGAGCTGTGCCCGCGATACCGGGCGCCGTCGCCGTGGTGTCCGGATCGATCGCAGGAACGAGCGGCAGCAGACCACCAGCCTCGTCGGACAACGCGGTATCCACCGGCTCCTCGAACCGCACGAGCACGCGAATCAGATCCGTCATACTGCGAGACTACGTCGGATCCGCGAGCGTCGGTCCGAAGAAGCCGATCGAGCCTGGCGTCACGCCTGGATCTAGACCGTTCGGAACCGGAACCGCGTCCGACGACAGCGACCACGAGGCGACACGAAACGTCTGCGATGTCGCCGCGGCAGTGCTCACCGATCCTGTAGCGCCGGCGACGTCCGGGCGGTAGTCGAACACGCCGATCGACGACGTGCCGCCTGGATCCTGCGCCGTGTAGCGCGCCGACGCTTGGACCGACGACTGCGCCGGGTTGCTGGTCACGCAGTACGCCGCGCCGAGGTAGAGGTCCGAGTACTTCGCGAGCGTCCTCGACGGCAACAGGACAGACGCGGCAGAGGTCACGGTGGCGATCGACGTGCTACCGATCGCCGACTCTTTGTCCACGCCGCGATAGAGCAGGAGCGCGCCCTGGAGCTTCTTCGTGCTCGCGAGAGTCAGCCCGAATGCCCACGCTCCTGGTTCCGTGTCGTCGACGATGTGCCGCATGAGCATCAGAACGCCAGATGTCAGAACCTGACGCGACAACATCGACCATCGCGTCGCGTCGATCGTGTACGTGATCCCGGACGCGACGATCGGGCCAACGGTCGCCTGGTTCCAGTCGCGTGAGTCGTAGCACCCGACGACAGCAAGCAGCACGTCGCCGGTCCGCGCGTGCGCCGGCGTGGCGCCGCCGAACGTTGATGCGGTCAACTCGGAGAGGCCGGTGGCTTCGATGAACGAGACGGGCGGCATGGTTAGCCTCGACGAAGAAGGATGGCGCCAGGGCCGATGTATCCGATCTGCGTGTCGTTCGGCGCGAGGTAGTCGGTCGAGTCGACGTCGGCCGCCGGCGTGACGATCGTTGGCTTCCGAACGCCAGCGGCATAGTTCACGATCGCACTGAGGTCCGCGCGCGACAGCGTGCCGTTCCACTGGCCGTACGCACCGCTTGGATTCGATGGACCGAGCCCGTAGACCAGCACGCGCAGCTTCGAGCTGATCGCGCGCGTCCCCGCCGTCGACGCGCGGATCGGTCCGTTCGTATCGGCGTAGATGTCATCGCCGGACATGTAGCCGATGATCGCATCGCGGAGCGATGCCGTGATCGGGCTCGCCGCATAGAGCACATCCGTGGCCGCAAAGTTCACGGTCGGCGTCTCGCGCACGAGGATCGTATCGCTGGCCGACACGGTATCGACCGTGAACACGGCGCCATCTTGCGCCGAGCCGACGCCGCGCACCACGAAGCGCTTCCCCGCGATCATCGTCGTCGGTACTGGACCGGTGAATTGGAGCGCCTTCGTCGTCGCGTTGTACGCGAGCACGACAGGTGGCGCCGAATCGTCCCAGTCCCATGCGACGGCGGGATCTCCGTTCGTCGTGAACGTGATCTCGACCGCCTTCGTTTCGATCACCGTCGTCAGCACGCGAAGCGCGCCACCGTTCGCTCCGAGCTGGAGCGGCACGAGCTGTTGCAGGTATCCAAGCAGAAGCGTCGGCTCCGTTCCGATGAGGTTTCTCTCCGCTCCCGTGCCGCTATGAAACGCCGCGATATCGACAGATCCGAGCCCCTGTCGGTTCGCGTACACGTAGCAGCTCGCCACCGTGACCGGGTTGACGATATCCCTCGTCGACGTATCGAGAGTCCATTTCTCGAAGTCAGCCGCTGATGCCCCGGTGCCAGGATCGGCGAACGCGTCCTGCATTCGATTCGAGAGCGATGGCTCTTGCTCGATATCGAAGCCGTCCTGATCGACTGGGAGCACGATCGTCGCGGTGGACTTCACGAACGGGATCGGCGTCACGAAGCTCAGCGACGCTCCGACGAGAAGCCGCGTCGACGAGCCGGTTGAGATCGCCGCGATATCGCAGTCGACGGTACCGCCGGCACCGATCGCAAACGGACCGTTGACGATCTGGAACAGGTTCCCGGTGATCGGATCGATGAGCTGCGCAAGGTTCGCGACGGGCGTCGCCGCCGTACCCGTCACGCGGAGCGCCTTCGCCTTGCGCGCGCCGGTCGCGCCGCGCTGCTTGATCCCGACGGCCTTCGACCAGCGCAGCAACGTCGAGCCAAGCGCCGTGTCCGGCATGACGTCGTCTTGCGCCGCGAGTACATGCGCGTGCTGATCGGCCTGCACCGCCGCGTACGCGAGGAGTCGCTTCCAGTGATACGAGAACTTGATCAGGACATCCGACGTCGGGTTGAGCGACTTCCAGAAACTGATCGCGAACCGGTGGATCTTTTCGAGCGATGGAACCGGGTAGGACACGACGGCTATTGCGCGCTCGACGGATAGGCCATGTCAACGGCCGTGTTCGAGGAGAGATCCAGGTATTGGATCAGGATCGACACCTGACCGGACAGCTCGTCGCTCGCGAGGATCGACACGGAGAGCTGATCGATCAGGCCGGCCGTGAGGAGCGCAGACATCGCCCGCCTCGTCGAGTCGACGAGCATGATCGCCTCTGGCACCTCGGAGTGCATGATCTCGTGGTTCCGAGATCCGCTCGCTGGATCGAATGGCCACGCGTCCTCTTCACCTTCGAGCTGACACATCACGGCCGTCGACACCTGGTTCGTTTCGAGCCACCCGCCCTTGCCGTCGTCGACGAAATCTTTCGTGACTGGATCGATCACGATGCTGAGCATGGACCGAGTCTGCTACGGATTCGCGAAGAACAGGAACCCATCCGAGCCGTTGCCGCCGGCCTTCCCGGTTCCGGTTCCGGCCGCGCCGAGACCTCCGGTGTAGATCAGCGAGACGCCGGACGCGAGGAGCACCGACGATGACAGCTGCGTCGCCGTCGTGATCGTGAGCGTGCCGCCACCGCCGCCACCGCCGCCACCGGTGTTCCCGAGGACGACTCCGGTATTGCCGTTGCCGCCCTTCGCCTCGATCGACCCCGTGCCAGTGATGAATCGGAACCGCACGAAGGAGACACCGCCCGGACCGCCACCGGCGCCGCCCTGACGTGTACCATCGCCGCCGCCAGCGCCACCGCCGGATCCTCCCTGAGCAAACGGAGTCGTGCCGCCGACGAGTACCCCGGAGGCAAGCGCATCGCTGTAGTGCACGCCGAGCTGGCTTGCGCCACTCAGCGCAGCCGTGGAGCCACCCGCGCCGCCAGCGCCCGTGCCGCCGCCGCCACCGCTTCCGCCGAGGTAGTGACCGACCGCATTGTTTCCGACGGTGAGCGCGGCTACGCCGGCCGTTGCGGTCTGGGCGCCCCAAATATGCGTTCCGGTGTTACCACCGGCAGCACCGGCACCAATGGCGCCGCCACCGCCCGACGCGGGGCCGGTCGCGGCAAAGCATGTCGGGCCTCCGGCATTCGCTGTCGCCACGCCCGCGACGCCACCGCGCCCGTTGTTGATCAGTCGTGCTGTTCCGGCCAGCGTTAGCGTACCGGTGCCGAAGACCCGACGACCCTGCGTCGCACCGGCGTTGTTCACCTCCGGGTCCGTGCTCGCCATCGCGACGACTACGCCGGTGTTGATCGTCATGTTCGTAACGAACAGATCGCGCGTCACCAAGTAGCGATTCGCCACCGGGACGAACCCGAGCACAGTCGTCGTGCCGTCGAACACGGGCGCACCGTCGGTACCGTAGCCGTAGTAGCCCGCGCCGGTCAGAACGTTGAAGATCGCCGTGGGGAAGTCGGTGAAGCCGAGCAGGCCGCCCGAGCGAAGCGGAAATTGGTTGTCGGTAGTGGCTAGGATGTCGGCGACGTTGGCGGTTGCGTTCCCGCCGACGCCCACGAGACTCGTTGCAGCCCCCTGCCGAAAGAGCGCGTTCGTGATCCCGTTGTTCGCGATCGACCACGTTTGATCCGCGGATAGATCCGCCGACGCGCCAGCGTTCACGCGGAGCGGTGCCGTCGCGTTGAGAGTCCTCGTCGTCGGGACGCGCGCGAGGATGCCGGCCGAGAGCGCCGCGAGGTCGCTCGTAAGGTTCGTGATGTTCGTCTCGGGGATTCCGGTGATCGCCGACGGGACAACCGTGATCACCGGCGTCGTGGTCGTGTTCGCGATCGTCAGCATCGCGTTCGCCGACGTGACCGACGTGACCGTGCCGCTACCGCCGCCGCCGCCGCCGCCCCATGCGGTGATCCAATTCGCGAGCGCGGTGTCGATTGCCAGCCAGATCGCCTCGGTCCCGGCCGTCATCGGATAGCCGGACACGGGCTCGACGCCTGCCTTGATCGCGGCCGTGACCACCACCGGATCAAGCGTTGGCATCTACTTCTGAACCTTCACGACGGTGCTGCAGTTGCCGAGTGCGAAGTATGGCGCCCCCGTGAAGGAGTCGATCCCGGAGCCGACGACGACGAAATCCATTGGTCCCGGCGTGACACCGACCGCGTGGATCTCAACGATCCCATCATTACGAACGCGAATGCGGGCAAGTCCGTTGAAGATGCACGACTCGTTGGGCTCTAGGTCGCCGGCGCTGTGCTGTCGCGTCGCCTCGTCGCGCGTTGCCACGATCGCGGGTGTGCTGGCACCGCCGATGTTGACGGTCACGGCTTCTGCCGATGCGCTCCCCGCCGGTGGCCGCGCGTAGAACCCGATCCCGGAGTAGTTCTCGACGTTCTTTGTCTCCGGCGTCGTCGCGTCGAAAAGAACGTGTCCGACGATCTGCCACAGGGTGCCATCGGTCAGCGCGACGGAGAATTTCCGCGCGAGCCCGCCGAGCATGCGCGCGCTATCGCCGACGGACTGTGCTAGTTCGCGTGGTGTCCAGCTCACGGAACGAGCGTGGTTCCCTTGGGGACGAGAGTCAACTCGGTTGTCTCGCCGGCCTGGCGCCCGCTCGAATATCGGCACGAGTGGATCAGGCAGATCTCGTTGAACTCCAGGTCGGTCTCCTCGTCGACTACACGCGCGAGCGTGTTCGGCGCGAAGATCGTCGGCGTCGTTCCGGCCGAGATCTGACCGTGCGATCGCATTCGCGCTGTGACGACGAGCTTGTGCATGTCCCGGCGGTCCATCTCTAGGCGTGCCGCGGCGATCGCCTCTTCTTCGGACTGCAGGTTGTGCTCGGTCAGGATCAGGCGCTTCGGATACTGGAAGTCGACACCGGTCCCATCGATCCCGGGTCCGTTGCGCACGTAGTTGCGACGCGACACCGTGTCCTTGCCGTAACTCGCAGAGTCACCGGCCGCCGCGCCAACCGCAGCGATCAGCGAGTAGCGATCGGCCACCGACTCGCGGATCGTCAGCGTCTCGACCGTCGTCGACCGTGTCGAGCCTGGCAGCGCTTGGACACAGAGAAACTGCACGTCCTGCGAGTAGTTCGGCTTCCCGATGATCAGCTCCCGGCCATCCGCCGACGACCACATGAGATAGCCGGCCTCGGAGACCAGCTCCTCGATCACCTTCCATCGGAACGTACCGGGCGTGACCTGATGGATCTTTTTCCGCGCCTTGAGGATCAGCGGCTCGGAGCCACCGACCGCCTTGTGTCCCTTGCCGAGACGCACGTAGCGATTCCTTGCGTCGCTGAGTACAACGTCGGTGAACCACGGATCGGCGACGCGCTTCGCGAGCGTGAGAAGATCGAGGCCGTCATAGGCGATGTAAGGCGCGCTCTCCTGGATCAGGCGACCCACCTTGTCGCGGCCGTTGATCGTCATCATCGATCCGTCTCGCCCGGATGACTTCGTGCGATCGTCGACGAAGCCGACGAGGATCACTGTGTCGTCGATCTTGATCTTGACGGCCGAGTCCGGGACGCACGCGCGCCAGATCTCGGCATCGAATGGGCGCTCGACCGTGAAGTGATCGACCGGCTCGATCATCGACGATCCGATCTCGTAGCTCGTCCAGCCCGAGATCCGCTTACCGCCGATCACGATCGACACGTCGTGTAGCGGCTGTGATGGCGAGTTCGTCATGGCCGGGGGAACAGAAGCACGGTACCGGTCTCGATGCGCGCCGGGTTGCCGATGTCGTTGAGCGACAGCACTTCATTGCGACGCTCGACGGCGCCACGGCCGCCGTACGTTTGCTGTAGGAGTGTCCACAGCGACGACGGCTGCTGAACGAGCACGGACATGAGCGACGACGAGCCGCCGGTGGTCGTCTCGCTCGAAGCCCGCAAGGCCTCACCCATCGTCACGTAGGCCGCGAACAACGGCCACATCGCCGTGTCTGCGATGATCCCGAGATCGTCAACCTCCGACTGGATCGTCTCGTTGATCGTCGCGAGCCCGACGAGAACATCGCGAACGTTCGAGAACTCGCCAACCGCTCCGCTCACCAGATCATTCAGGCCGCCGAAGTCCTCCAGCGTCGTTGAGAACGTCGCGATCGAGTCAAGTAGGGACGTCTCCGGCAGCTCGGCGGCTCGCAGCTGCGCGCGCAGATCGTCGAGAGAGACGTTGACCACGTCAGCGTCGATCTCTAGGGACACGCCGGTCGGCGCGACCGAGACCGCTCCAACCTGTTCGCACGGGATGAACTTTGCCGATCCGCTGATCACACCGGTAGAGGTGATCGCGTGGTGAAAATCGGAGATCTTGGCCTGATAGGAGCCGTAAATCGGATGCACGAACAGCCGCGGGTCACCGGCCGCGTCCTCGATCACCGCCTCCATTGCCTCGACGCGCTCGATCGGTCCAAGCTCGTCGCCGTCCATCTCGTCGAAGAGCAGATCGCACGTGACGATGCGCGTCTTACTCCCTCGATCCTGGACGTCCGGCGTACCACCGCGCGCGTACTCCTTCACGACAACGTCTCGACCGCTCTCCGTCGTGATGTTCGAGATCCACAGCCGCACCGAACCCCAGGAGCTGGGAAAGAAAAGCCGGTCCGCCATTAGCGCGACACCTTTCGCTGGGCCGTCTTGGCGTTCTCGACCTTGGTGCCGATCTCGGTCCCGTCGAGGTAGATCGCGATGCCCTGCAGGCCGTCACGGATCGCGTTGATCATGTCCTGCTTGTCGCGAGGCGAGTTGAGGCCTGGCACGACCGCGTCTTGTGAGTCATCGCGAAACCACGCGCCCTCGCCCATGTTATTCGTCCACCCGAAGGTACCGTGATTGCCGGCCGCTTCCTTCGCGCGACGATCGCTGTCGATCTTGTTTCGAATCTGGCCCGAGCCGCGCTGATAGATGTCACTACCGGCCTCGCTGTACGCGGTCCCCATCTCGTCGAGTAGCTGCGCCGCGCCGCCACCGCCGGCGACCGAGCTGATCGCGCTCATGAACCAGCCTGGCTTGATCGACTCGCCGGCTACCATCATGTTCGTACCCAGCTCGCGTTGCTTTTCCGGGTCCATGTCCTTCGTGCCCTGCACGATCTGCTTCTTCACGTTCTCTGGTGAGTTGTCCTCGATGAACTTGGCGATCTTCGCGATGTAGTCGACGAGTTTCGCGGCTGCGTCGATCGCCTTGATCAGCGCCCCGGCGAACGCTTCGAGTCGCTCCGGCGTGAACGCGGCCAGGATCCGATTCTTCGCCTGCTCCCACGCGAGCGCGGTCTTGCCGGCCGTGGAGTTCAGGTACGTGCCGAGATCCTTCTGAACGTCACCGGCCTGCTCCGACGCCGCGATCAGCTTGTTCGTTTCCTCGACGTTGTCGCGCAGCTGGAGGAACGCACGATAGGCCTCGACGCGCCCGAACGCCTCGATCACCTTCGACGGATCGGCGCTATCGAACTTGTGGCCGATCGCAGTGACCAGCTCCAGCACGTCCTTGAATTGCTTTTTCCCGTCGGCGCCCTTCGTGACCATGCCGCCGATCCCGAGCTTGTCGGACTTCTTCGCGAGCGCGGTCAGGAGCGACTGCAGGCCCGTCACCGTCTCATCGCCGGATCCAAAGCCACGCCGAACGATCTGGAGCGCCGCTCCCATCTCCGTTACGCCCTTCACGCCCTTCCCGTTCGCAAACTGCGCCCACTGTGGTGCGATCTGCGAGAGCCCACCGGCGAGATCCTTCAGCTCGACCGCGCCTTTCTTTCCCTGGATCGCCAGGATCGACATCGCCTTTTCGATCTGCGACGGATCGATCTTGAGTTGCTGGATCAGCGCCGCCGCACCCGCCGAGATGTCGGTGATCGAGGAGTTCGTTGCCTGCGCCACGCGCGCCCAGCCGAGGAGCTGATCTTGAGCCATGCCCATGTCGCCGGTGAGCGCGACGAACGACTGGCCGGCCTCCAGGATCGATGCTTGCGAGATCCCGGTGGCGTCGCTCGCGGCCCGAATCGAACCGGCGAATAGATCGACCTGTCGCGGCGTCGCGTCGGCCGTGATCCCGAGCCGTACCAGCTGATCGTTGAAGTTGTAGGCCTGCTTGCCGATGTCCTCTAGCGCGCCGATGCCACGAGACACCGCACCGCTGACCAGCCCACCGACTGCCGTCGAGAGCGAGTCATACACGAACGACGACCCGCCGCCCTTCCCCCTCTTCTTCGACGCGCGCTCTTGTGCGGCGTCGAGCTTGTCATCCTCAGCCTTGATCGACGCCGCGAACGTCCGGTACTGCTTGCGCGCCTCTTCGAGTCCCTGCGCGAATCCGCGCGACTGCGCGCGCAGCTCAAGATTTGCGATCGCCGTCGAGCTTGGCATCCCGCGATGCTACCGAACGACGCGGGATGATGTCGGCCGGATCTACTCGTCCGGTGACGATTCCCCAGACGATGATCTCGGTGGCTGATAGGTCGACAGCTGGTCTGCCATAGACAGCATGTAGCTCACGAGCCGCTTGATACCTAAGTACCTCAAGAGGAGACCCTGCTTTTTTTTTACGGCGAGATGCACGGCCTCCCACTCCTCGGGCGGGAGCACGAAGTCATAGGGATCCGCCGCGGCCCGGACGTCGATGTAGACGTACCAGCAATGCTCCAGGATCACGTCGTCGAGCGATTCCCAATCGGCGAGGGTGCCGATCGGTACCAGCTCCTTGCGCTTGCCGGCCTCCAGCTCACCGACGGATTCGGCCAGCGTTCGACACGCACGCTCGCGCACGTAGAGCGTCTCCGACGGGCCCGGCTCCAGCTTGAGCGTGCGCATCTCCTCGAACACGGCGCCCTCGATCGCCTTGCCTCGCGAGTACGGCACAAGCGTCATTACAGCCTGGATGTCGAGGCGCGGGATCGTGAACTCGTGGAAGATGCGCGCGCCGGCGATCGCCGCCGCGAACTTCGACGCTGGCGCACCGGCCGCCTTCTCATTCGCCTTGGCGCGCTCGCTCGCGGCCCGTAGCTGCGTGGACATGGCGCCACTCTAGCCGAAAAGACAAGGGCCCCGGAGATCACTCTCCGGGGCCGATGCCCCCTTCAGGATCAGCAGGTCGCCCTACCGATGGCGACTCGACTCTAACTGATTCGCTTGACCCGGCGGAACACCATATCGACCGTGTCCATCACGTTACCGTCGTTGTCGGCCTTCCAGTTGGGCCAGTTGGTGACCTGGACGAATAGGTATTGCTGCGTGATCCCGTTCTCGTCCTCGAATGTCATCGTGAACTTTTCCTTCGTCGTGTAGAGCCGCCGCCAGTCGATCTGGAGCGGCTTCTCCTCGCGATAGAACGAGCCCGACAGCGAGCCGCCGCCGGTCTGCGAGCGCGTACCAGCACCCCCCTCGACGCCGAGCGCGGTGACGATCTCGATCTTCGCGTCGTGCTTCGCGTCGATGTCCTTCTGACACGTCAACTGGAAGTTGCCCTGCGAGCAACGGATACGCGCCTTGACCTTGGATACGAATTCGCTCATGGGCCTAGCCTCCCACCGTAGCGCGGTGAACGTAGATCACGCGGTGTAGACCCACGGTGATGTTGTACGGCGAGTCGACGTCGATCTCGCCCAGCGCCGACGGGTTGTCCTCGACGAGGAGCTTGGGGACCGAGTCGTCGTAGTTGTGGATCCAGCGTTGATCTTCTGCCGCGTAGCCGATCGAGATCACCATCTCGCGGATTCGCTTGATCGTGTCGTCGTCGTCGAGAATGCCGTCCTGGTTCGCGTCGGCGCCGAACTCGGCCGCGAATGCAAGGTCGTACTGCCGGGCCATCGCCCAGGCCGTACGCGAGATCCCGAAGTCACGCAGGAGCACGAACGGAACCTGCACCGACTGCAGGAGCACGCTCGTGCGAGTCGTGACGAGCCGAACGATCAGCGCGACGCCTTCGATCACCGTGCGCGTCGTGTTGTCGACGACGGAGACGAGCGGCGTCACGCCCGCCTGCAGTGCGGTCTCACGCTCCTGCGTGGTGAAGTTGTACGCGATCGGTGGCGGGTAGAGCTGGAGCTTCTGTCCGTCGTAGTTGGCGTTCGGGCGCGTCTTGGACAGCGCCGCCACGGCCGCCGCCGTGGCGATCTCGCACGGCAGGGACGGACTCTGCTCGAAGCACAACACCACGACGCCCTCGTGGTTCGCGGCCGATGCGAGCGTGGTCGCCGTGCCGATCGATCCGGGCTCGCCGATGAAGAACCACCGCGGCTTCTTCTCGGTCGGCGCCCATGTCGCCGCGATGTGCGTCATGATCTCGGTGATGTTTCCGGTCACGTGATCCGGGCACACGACACCGTCGAAGTCCTGCGCCGCCGCAGCGTCGAGCGCGGTCTGGATATCGATCGCCCCCGCGCCGGCGACCGTCTGTACCGGCGTCACGGTCACACCCGCCGGCGTCGATACCACGGTCACGAGCACGTCATTCCCGAGCGTGCCCTTACATACGTCGGTCAGGGTCACGACGTTTGTTGCCACCGTCGCCGTGAACGGCAGAGTCTGCTTGAACTCGCCGATCTTCGTGTTGAGCGCGGTTGCGATCGCGTTCTGCACGGCGCCGTTCGATACACCGATCGTGATGTACCGGCCGGCGATCCGGATCGTCAGGTTGCGATCCTCCGTGGCGGTACCGGCGATCGTGATCGTCATGACGCGTTTCGTGGTCGTCTCGGCGAGCGGACACGCATAGAGCGCTGGTCCCTGGCCGAGCGCCTGGGCTTGCGAGAATGCCTTCTGACACATGAGATCCATGTAGGAGCCCATGCCGAATTGACCGGCCGTCGTCGTCGGATCGTCGACGGGAATGATCACGCCAGGCGTCGCCGTGGCCGCCGCCGACTGCACGCCGATCAGCAACAGCCGCTGGGGGAGCGAGGTCAGCGACCGACCGCCCTGCAGGTAGTTGATCACGTGCGCCGAGCCCGGCGTGAGCTTGCTCGGATCGATGCCGGTGATGATGGTCACGACTGATCTCCCTTCGGTGCGGGCTTCACAATCCCGCTAGCGAGTGGGTAGCCGCGATCTTCGAGCGCCCTCTTCGCCGCCGCCTGCGCGGCATCGTGCTCGGTCCTGCGCTTGGCATCGGCCTCCGCGTCTCGCGTCTTGACCGAGGTCTCGTGCTTCGAGACCTCGTCTTTGTCGAGCACGCGGAGATCGCCGGAGCGAACCGAGCGACGAATGAGAGGCCCGTCGGCTACGCGTGCGCGCTCGCCGGGCTTGAGCACGTGGACGCCGAGGCCTTCGGTGTGCACGCTCGGATGTAGGGGGACGGTGCGCCCCTCGACAGCTTCGACCCACAGTGTTTTGTTCATGCGTCCTCGTCGTCAAGTTCCGTGACTGTCGTGACGATCGGCGGATCTCCGAGCGATTGCGACGACAGTCGATGCCTAGCGTTGATCTTGGTAGCGCGCTGGGTCAAGTCTCGCTTTGGCCGCAGCGTCTCATCGACCACGACCGAGTAGCTCTGTTTCCAGACCTCTTCGAGCTGATCGGCTAGGAGCTGGCGCTCATCTACCGGCCGTAGCTCCTTCGCGCCGCCTTTGTTCACGCCTGGGCGCTGGCCGGCGAGGAGCTGACGCGCGTGCTGGAGCATCGCGAGGAGCCCCGGATCGGCCGTCTTGTCGGCCTTACTCGTCGCGTCACCCGTGTGCGCCGCGAGATGGGACCGCAGCGAACGGGCGACGAAGAACACGTGGACCTCCAGCGTGTACGCCCACCTCGAAGCGATGTCACCGGGCGCGAAAAAACCAGTCCCGTCGCCGATCGCGACGCAGATCGCCGGTTGCCGGCCCTTGAGGATGTCGTACACGATCGCGAGATCCTCGTCGGACCCGCGGCCGTCGACCTGGAGGGAGAGCGGCTCGATCGCCGTTAGGTACCCGCCGTTCGCGCGCAAGAGCCTCGACAGCAACGTGCACACGCCGGAGAGCACGATCCCGCGCGTGCTCTCACCAAGGCCGCCCTCGAAGTTCGTCGCCGGCATCGGCGCGAGCGGCGATGGACCACCGAACCAGTCGCCGGCAAAGTCGCCATCGTAGTCAGCGCGGTAGCTCACGAAGGCGATGCTACTTCACGCCGATCTTTCGCCATAGCTCGCCGTACCGAACCGAGCAGATGTTGAGGACCGCCTGCAAGAACGTGTCGTCGACCCACAGCCAATCGCGACCCGGGATGACCGCTCCCTTGCCAGCTCGTCCGCCGTACGCCTGCACGCCGGACCATGCGACGCGCGACTTCGCGATCATTTTCTCGTCCCAGATGAACACCTGATAGGCGTTCGTGAGCTTGCGGCCAAGGATCGCGCCGCGCGGACGCCTGATCGGACCTACGCGGTGCGCTCGGCGAGCGCGGCCCTGCTTTCCCGCGCGCTGCATTCGCTGGGCGATCGTCGACGGCGCGAGGCCCTTCCAGCGCCCGGTTGGGCCTTCGAGCTTCTTCTGATGGTCCGAGGTGTCGCGCCTGAGGTACTTCCTGGCCTTCAAGAACACCGGCTTAAGGTCATGCCCGCGCGCCTGGAGTGCGTAGAGCGAGTGCTCGATCTCGCGATGGAGCGTACGAAGGTCGACCTTGAGCCCTGGCACCTACGAGAAGCCCCACAGCTTGCGCCTGGAGATGTCTTTGAGACCCGGGCGGTCCGTCGGGCCATCGACCGCGCGCATCGACGTAGGCGCTGGCTGAGGACACAGAGCGAGCGCGATCTCTCCCTTCGCGACGGCCTCCAGCCACTTCACGTCGGCCTCGTACGTGATGTGGTCGACCGCGCCCGAGGTCGCCATCCCGCCGGTCGACATCCGGCGCCACAAGATCATGCGAGCCGACAGCCCGCGGACCTCGTCTGGTAGCAGCGGCGACAACGGATCGACCGGCAAGAGCGGAACCCGGTACATCTTGACGAAGTAGGTGTCTAGCCACCGATCCGTTTGCGCCTGGAGCCGCGTCAGGATCTCACGATCGCGCGGACCGATCTTGCCGTCGCCGTCGTAGTCGAAGGCCTGGACGAACCCCTTGTCGCCAGAGCACACCACCACGAGGTCGTCGTCGTTCGCGTATCCCATGCGATCAGGCTACGCGAGAACAAGTGCGGGATCGACCGGCGCCGTAGTTGGGACCGCGAACGCCGGTCGCCCGCGAAGCTAGCCGAGGAGCGGGTTGCGCGCGTCTGGGCGGACCGGCGGACGATCGCCGGCGGCACGATCGCGCTGTTCGATCTGCTCGCGCAGCGCCCGGATCTCCTGATCCATCCGCACGAGCGCCTGAGCCATCGCCGCCGGCGACATCTCCTGCGTGACGATCGCTGCTGCGTCGGTGTAGTTCCTCGCATCGGCCGCCGAGATGCGACGGACGCTCAGGGACTCCTCGGCTTCGAGAGCGCGGATCGTCTCGGGCGTGAGGTCGGCGATATCGAGCACCGTGTAGCGGTCCGACGAGAACGACAGGCCTGCGCGACGGAAGCCCGGAGAGCGGCGCGACTTCACGAGCAGGTGCGTGCGGCCGTCGTCTCGACGAGCATCGAGGTCGCCGTACGTGCCATCCAGCTCGTGATCGTACTCGTCGTCATCGTCACGGGGGCCGCGAGCCGGCCGACGATCGGCTCCGATGCCGGCCTGTGTGCCATGCGCCGGCCTCGCGGCCGGGCGATCGCCATGACGGTAGGTATCCGCCTCCTGGCGAGCACGACGAACGCCCTCGGCTTTCGAGGCCTCCTCGCCGCCATCGTTCGCGCGCTTCGCATTTTCGAGGGCGATGCGCTCTGCCTCGGCCTTTGCGGCGTCTGTCTTTTGGTCCGCGTTCTTGTCGTTCGCCATACGGTGAACTCTAAGGGCGGTCCTGAAATTTAGCCAGCGACCGATGCGAGGCGGTTGCCGGCAAGGTGCTCGGGCGAGCTACCTAGGGACGGTGAGCGCCAGATGTCCGCGCGACGCTCGAACCGTCCTTACGTTCACGGCGGATTCGCGCCGATCGCGCATTGCCACATCCCGTACGCGAACCCGACCTTCATGTGAGCGCCGGCCATGATCGCGCGGTGCATGAACACGTGGTACTGCTCCCAGCCCGACAGCTCCGCGAACATCGGCGGCACCTCGACGCCGACGAGTACCGGGCGCACGCTGTGGTCCGTCGCGATCAGGAACCAGTAGTTCTTTTTCGCGCCGGCGATGCGGGCGTTCACGATCGCTTGGGACGTCCCCGCGTCGACGTTCGTCGCGCCCGCCGCGCCGTACTGCGCCTGCAGGAGCTGGCGAACCGCAAGCTGATTGCCGATGCCGACAAGGATTGTCTTCGGCGTGATCTCCAGCGGCTCGCCGTTCGTACCGACGAAGCCCATCATCTGGGCGATCGCGGCGTTGTAGCTCGCAGACGTCAGCGGAACCGCGCCGGCGTAGTTGCTCTGACTCACGCCCTGGCCTGCGCCATCGGCCGTGTGATCGACGTCGAACAGGTACTGGCCGTCGTACGTGGTCCCGAGCGTGCCGCCGAAACCGTTCGTGTACATATCGATCGTGATCGCGTCGATCTTCTTCGGCCCCATCTTCGCGAGGTCGGCGATCCGAGGACGAACGATCCCGAGCTTATCCTCGGCGAGATCGTCGTAGTCCAGCTCGATGCCGTTCGCGTACCAGTCGGTCACGAGCGTGTGCTTCTCTGCACGGAGCCGGTTGATGATCCGCATCCCGAGCCACTTCTGCATCGTGGGGACGTCGCCGAGCCAGTTGAACTGGTTCACGGGTCCCGCGTTCGAGATGACGGTGGCGATCTCTGGATAGATCACCTTCGTGTTCACCAACTCCTGATCGAAGATCGTGGAGTAGGTGATGTACGCGGCTTCCAGCTTGCCGCGATCGAGCAGCTTCATTCCTTGATTCATAGCGTTGTCTCCGACGACGGCGCGGGGTTAGACGGCCTTGACGCGGACATCGATCCACGCCGTGTTAGCGACCACATCGACCTCCAGCACCTTGCCAGCGATCACGGAGTTCGTGGTGCCCGCGGCACGAGTGACCTCGTGATCGGTGAGCACGTAGCAGAGCTTGCCGATGTCGGCCTGCGTGAGCTGGTTCGCGGTGGCCGGGTTGTCGTACTGGAAAATTCCGATGTCGACTTCGACGCCGTCACCGGAGAGCTTGCCGGCGACACCATCGGCGAGAACGCCATCCGGTCCAGCGGCGGTGGTGTCGCGAGTCGCGTTCGCGCGACCGACGCACTTGTGGTTTGCGGTGTCGCTCGCGGGAACCGCGTAGCCGGCCGCGTTCGTGTTCACGAGGCCACCGCCACGAATCGTGGTGAGCGTCGCCTGCTTGTACACGTACACGAAGTCAGTGAGGCGCTTTGGCGTGTCGCGCTCTCCAGTCAGTGCAGCCATGATCTAGTCCTTTGTCGTCGGAGTTGAGTGGAGAGTGGTTAGCGATTCGCCTGCATGAACTCGATGCGCTCGCGCGCGCCGGCTCCGTGCTTCTCGAATTGCTCCTCGGTGACCCCGGCCGTCTTGAGCCAGCTCGCCGCGACAGTCACAGCGGACCCAGCGCCCTTGCCGCTCGGAAGCGACGAGGGCGCTGGGTCCGCTGTGAGCGCTGGGAGCGGCGCGCCCGCCGGCGTCACCTGTGGGCCGTTCGCGAGCATCTCGTCAGCAACGCCCTTGAACGCGGCGAACGAGAGCTTCGCCGTCGCGCGTAGCGACTCCTCGCCCTTGCCCTTAGGGGCGATCTTGCCGGTCGCGATCAGTCGCGTGATGCGATCCTCGATCGTCGCGGTCTCTTCGGCGAGACGACGCGTCTCGTCGGCGATCGCCTGTTTCGCGAGGGCGGCTGCGTTGGCCGCGTTCGCTTCCGTGGCGATCGCGAGCTGCGACTTCTGTGCAGCGATGGCCGCGGCGACGTCGGCCGCTGTGGCGTTGGAGGGGAGGCCGAGAGCTTCAAGAATTTTCGGGTCCATTTCGCTTTCCTTGTGGACCGCCGGCACTCCCGGCAGTGAATCGAGGATATCGGTGAGCACCGCCGGGTCAAGCGTAGACAGCTGCGAGATCGAAGAGATACCGGTCCCGACCACCGCCGGAACGTTCACCGCAGAGACTTCGGTGCCCGTCGCGCCCGTGAAAACGAGTTGCATCACCTTCTCTTCGACCTTGTCGCCGGGCCAGTGCGAGCACTTCATCCAGTCGGCTTCGCAGATGGAGCATTCGACGTTGGAGTTTCCTCGCGACCACCCGATCGAGAAGCGATCGAGCGTGCCGTCTAGTGCAGCCTCGACCGCCCACGGCTTCACGAGCCGAAGGCGCATGCGGATCGTCTTGGATCCGTCCTCGTTGTGGATCAGCTTCGACGCTCGGATCGTACCGCCACGCGCAAGCAGCTCGTACGAGTTGTGGTCGCGCAACACGGGCTGGCCCTCGAACGACTTCGCGAACGTCGCCATGATGCCGGGTTTGAAGCGGACGAAGTTCCGGTTCGGCTCGTCGCGCTGAATGAACGTGTCGGCCTCCAGCTCCAGCTCGATCACCTCGCCAGCGCGCGCGGCCTTGAGGAGATCGGCACGCTCGCCCGTCGTGATCGGCGAGCCCGAGCCGCCCGTGTAGAGCGCGAAGTCATCGCGCGGGGTGGTCGTCGCGAACCGGTGCAGCTGACTAAGATCGGCTTTCGACGGCCGAGAGCCGAGCTTCGAGCCGCGCAAGGTCGGCGTCGCTGAGGAAACGGCCGCGAGGGTGCGAGGGAGCAAGAGACGTCGGTCCGGGTGGAGTAGCGTCATAGATCGGCTTGAGTGCATCACCCGCCTCTGGACGCCGCAAGCCAAATTCCTCGTACATCTGCTCGCCCTCGATATCGACGCCCATCGCCTGGAGCTTCTCGTACGTCTCGGCCTTCTGTAGTCCGGTCTGATCGGGCTGCAGGCGGATCATGAACTCGGGCGATCGCGCCTTCGCGAACCGCGGATTCGCGTCGATGAATGGTCGGATAAGCCCGATCCGCATCACCTCGCCGATCCAGAACGCGTCACCGAGCACGCGTGCGCCGGCGACGTTCGCATGCTCCTTGCCGAGGCCATAGGAGCCATTGCCGCCGGCGTTGTCCGTCGTCAGCGTCGAGCCCGTGATCACCTTTGAGATCTCGGCGTTGCACATCTGCGCGATCATCGGGTGCAGCGACGACAGATCGCCGCCGCGCACGGCCTCCGACTTGACCACGATGTCGGTAGCCTTCGACAAAACGGCCTGGCCGTCGCTTCCGATCTCCGACACGGCGCGAAGGAGCGCAGCACGCGACTCGTCGCTCGCGTTCTCCTGGTAGTAGCCGAGCACGTACGGGATCCCAAACTTCTCGGCGAACACGATCCAGTCGGCGACGCTCATCCGTTTGAAGTAGGCCCACCACGTCGTGGTGCGAAACGCGCCAGCGCGCGCAAGCAGTCGATGGATTCGATACGCAAGGATGAACTGCCCCGGGATGATCGGCTCGCCGGGGTACTGGTTCTGCTCGGTGCGAAACAAGATCGGCCCGGTTCCCGACTCGTCGAAGCGACATCGCCGATGCGGCGCGCGCAGGAACCAGTAGGGGACGATCGTCATGTCGGTCTCGTCGAGCCGCCACGCCGTGTTGATCAGCGAGAAGCCGTGACCGATCGCTTCGAGCAGGTGCCACAACGCATCCATGACGTTGCAGCTCTTGAGCGCCTCGGAGAGCCGCTGCGCGCACTCGATCGACAGCGCGTCCTTGCCGCCGGGCTTCAGGAACCACGGTCGATACGCGACCTTTTCGAGCCGCGCCTCGTACTGCGAGCGTAGATGGCCGTCGTTCTCTTCGATGTCCTCGAAGAGATCGCTCTGCATCGTCATCTCGCCCATCTCGGCCTGACGAAACGCCGCGACGATCTTCTGAGGCGTGAGGTGATAGCCGGGGCGAAGCGACATCCCATCGGTCATGCGCCAGGGCTTGTAGGGCCGACCGAGCCTCGTCGGCGACGGCATCTCCATCCCGGTTCCGGCAAGCGAGTGAACAGGCACCATCGCTAGTAACCTCGCACACGATCGCGACCGGCGAACCGCTTAATCGTCTCCACGTTGATCTCCGTCTTGTCCGAGCGCCGCGGAAAGAAGCGCCAGACCGCGTAGCTCACGACGTCGCCGGCATGCGCGAACCGCGACTTCCGCGACGGCGTGCCATCCGGCTTCGTTTTCCATTTCCTGATCGAGTCGACGGTCCGCGGGCACCGACTCGGATCCACGAACACGCGTCGCACCTTCGAGGCCGAGCAGATCCGCGCGTTCGCCGCCCGCACGCGATCGGACACGTTCGGATTCGACTCCATCTGACGATCGGGCGGCACGACGTAGCGGAAGCCCTCGGCGCGGAACATGTCCATCGAGCCCGCGCCTTTGAATCGGTCGCGCTGCTTGCCCTCCTGGCGCTCCATCTGTTGCCAGTCGCACGACGCGTCCATCACCATCAGCGTGGATCCGGGATCGCAACCGTCGCTCTTGAGCTGGCGCGCGCACTGGATCTCGTCGCCCTGGTCGATGAAGGCCTCGCCGATGCCCCACAGCAACGCTTTGTCCATGTCGTCGGGCGCGAGGTGATCACGGAACGCACGGAAGCGCGTCGCCGCGATCCACGGGAAGTTCTGCACGTCGACGGCGCCGATATCGGTGAGCGCCCAGCCCTCGTAGTACTTGAGGAACTCGCGCGTGCAGTCGCCGAGTTGTGGCATCGGCCGCTCATTCTCTCGGCGGTCCCACGTGTGAAGCACCGTGTCCGGCCGGTTGAGGAACATGCCGCGGATCTGCACGTCGTACGTGTGCTGATCCATCTTGAGCGCCATCGCCCGCAGCGCGTGCTGATCGATGTGCGGGTTGTTCTCTGGATCGAAGAAGAAGAAGCGCGCGTTCGGTAGCGAGCCACGCTCGGCGCCCATCGCGAGATCGACGACCCATTCGCCCACGTCGCCGACATCTGGCGGGTTCGCCGCGGTCAGGATGATCCCGCCGCTGTCGACGATGCCAGCCGACGCGTGCGTGTAGCTCTGCACCGGGATCGACTGGCCCTCGTTGATCGCGATCAGGTCAACGCGGCCCTGCTTCATCAGCCGCGGCGAGTGACCGGGCACGATCCGGATCGTGCTTCCATTGTGCAGCGTGAACGACCAGTGCGGCGCGTTGAGCTGGTAGTACCACTCCTCCGGCATGATCGATTGCAGGTACGCGATCGGCTCGGCCAGGAAGCTCTCCGACGGCACGAGGATCACGATGTTGGCGCTCGGCACCGCGAGAGCGAATGCGACGACGCAGGCGAAGAGCGTCGCCGACTTTCCGCCGCGCCGGCCGCCCGCCATGATCATGTCGTAGATCTTCTCGCTGGGCAGCACGTCGCCACGCAGGTAGCCGCGCAGCCAGTCCACGAAGGCCTCGACGGCATCGAGCTGACCGGGGTGGAAGGCGAGATTCAGCGTCTTGGCGGCGTCGCCCGTGTAGCAGTGCAGCTCGGGATCCCACCGGCCGCCGAACATCCCGATCCGCCGCCCTGACGTCTCGTCCCAAAAATGGACCTCAAGCTCGAACGAGTCCGGTCCGACGCGGCCGCCCGCGGAGCGGCTCTGCCTCCGTGCCGTCTTGGGTACCAGGGTCATGGCGTCGTGGTTCGAGCGTCGGTCCCGCTGGCCCGCCGATCGCTGCGCGTTGCTTCGCCTTGAGCCGCTCGATCTCGGCCGTCATGCCGTCGACGTCGCGGAACGACTTGAGCTGCGCCGCCAGGTTGATGATCGTCTGCACCCGCGTGCGCTCGGCGTGCGTCATGTCGGGCGTTGACGCGACGAGCACGATCATCTTGCCGATCGCCTTGCCGATCTCGTTGTCGCGCTGCACCGGATCGTCCCAATTGATCTCGGCGAGTGATTCGGCGAGCGCAGCGAACACGTCGGCGCGCGGCGCGGGCTTGATCTTGCGAGGTCGACCACGTCGCCGGCGCTTCGTTTTCGCTGGTCGCTTCGCCTTCGAGCGCGACGGCTTCCGTGCTCGCTGTCGTCGAGAGTGACCAGGCGTCGCCGACTCGCTCATTTCGTTCGATTCGGAGCCATCCATAGGCCCTCCAAGTAGCTGATTTTCGGTCGATTTTTAGAGGGGTAAGTAGCGATTTTTTTTGGAGACGATCGCATCCG